TTCCGATACGTTCGCCTTTAACCCAGCCGTCGCCTATCTGGCAATCATTGATACTAACTATTGCCACGCCTTTTATATCTAATCCTTTATTAATGGCATTTTGCAAATAGGTTTCTGCGAATATGTCAAAGTTCGCTCCTGGATAGGCATCTACAGCCAAGACCAATATGTTTCCGTCTGTCAGTTCTCCACCATAGATGTTGTCTATATTGTATTCCGTCAGAAACTCAATATATCTGTCAGCCTTCTCTTTTTGTTCTTGTGTCGGTTTCTTGTTACCACAGCTTACAAAAATTGTCAACAATGCAAATAAAAGAACTTTCCTCATAGGCTAAATATTTAGGATATTTCTTAATTCATTATACAAATCAGAATTTTTCATATCTTCCCAGTAATATTTTTTATAATGGCTTCTACTGAACCCATCCTTGTTTTCGTAAACCAGAATACATTCTTTGTCACACAGAACAATTACTGATGATAACAGCAGCTTTGCATAGGAAAAAGCCTGAAGAAATGCAGCTACTACGTCCTGGTTATTCTTCATGTAGCATTTTGCTTCAATTAAAACTTTCGCCTTTTCTTCCTCTGGCTTGTTGTCATAGTGAAGCGCATAATCTGGGAATATACGGTGTCCTCTTCCTGCATGAATTGGTAACTGACGGATATAGTCTTTATGCTCATACCACCCCATTTCATTCAACAACGGTTCCAGTAATTTTTTCTCTACATCCTTTTCTTCTTTAATAACTATTCCCTCCGGCAATGAAGGTGCATATATTTGTGGAAGTACAGATATGTCGAATCCTTTTGCGTCTATCACTCTCAAGATTTCTGCATAATCTTTTCCTGTGACCGGCCATCCGTTAACTCCTTGAAAGTTCTTTCTGACAAGCGGATGGTCTGAAAAGTATTCATCTGCTTTCAATTCCTTTAAAGTGATATGCGGAATTTCGATTCTGCCCCCTATATAGGTATTGCTATAATAATGGAAAAATGGATCTACTATGCCATCTGTTTGAGCAATCCACAAGCAAGTTATTGCACTTACAGGAGATGTTTCATAATGAATAAGAATATCTCCTTTCTTTGTGTCCTTGCTGGATTGCCAGAATCCAGTAGTCCAATGTGTACCATATCCTTTGATAGGTCCACCAATAAACCATGCTGCCGATGGTTTTGGCATCTCCTTCTTATCATCATCCCCTAAAACATTAGGAACATAATCATACATGAATGCACTCAATTCATCTGGAGATAAACCGTTCTCTGTTCTAAATTGATAGAACACCTTGCACAACTCCCAGTAGTACATACACCTAGCTTTATAGTCAGGTTTTTGGGGTATTGAAGGTAGTTCGATTTCAAAATGATCTGCAAGTCTTGTAACCTGATGGAATTCGTCGATGTAAATATATGGGAAGAAGTATTCACTAAACAAATAATTCAGTTCCATCGAAAGAAATGGTACATACTCCAACATCCGGTCAAAGTCACCAATCTTTAGGATTTCCTCTGATTCTATTGTCAGGCCTGAGGATATAATTTCCTCGTAAAGTTTTCCGGCATCATCCAATGAGTCAAATTCGGTCCCTTCATATTCAGACACCTTGTAACACCAAAAATCTTCCAATATTTCGCAAATTATTTCAGGATTGAATGAATCTTTGATTTTGGGATTATATTTCTCAAACAGTCGTTCTTCTTCGATCCATTCCTTTCTATCCGAAAAAGCAGATATGGCAGACTTTCCTTCAGGAGAGTTCTTGTATAGATTCCAAAGGTATGGGTTGAATTTCATGGTTATAATTGTGTCTTGACTGATAATATGTTTTCAACGATGAACATCTTCCTAATTTTCCCTTTGTGAAGTTTTATATCGTCATATTTAGGATTTTCGCTCCTCAAAATGATATAGTTTTCCTCATCCGGCTCATATTTACGTATATATTTTATCATACGATATTCATCTAATAAAATAAGATACATTTGCCCATAGAAGATATCCTCCCAGCTATGAATTTCTCGGATGACAACCATGTTGCCGTCAAAAATACGTGGTTCCATGCTGTCACCGTTTGCTCGTATAATCTGTGAACCCTTATTAATTCCGGGAAGGTTTACCGAACCTATGATATTATCTTGTGTGAAGAAAATGTCCCTTTGGTTTGTTCCGCAGGTTGCATCAATGTCATAAACTAGTGTTCCTGAATAATCACCTGCTTTTATGTCGTTTTGGAAAATGGAAGATTCTTGTTTTAGGGGGGATATCTCTTTAAGCATCTTGCCCTCGCCATATAGCAGCCAATCACGATTTAATTCAGGATAGGATGTCAGAACATTGTTCAATTTTTCAGGGCCAAACCCTTTTCTCATAGATGTAATATAGCCTGTTGACAAACTGCACTTTATTTCAAATTCTTTCATGCTAATACCCTTGTATTTAATGAATTCAAGGGTGCGTTCTTTTATCGTTTTATTCATATATCAATGGTTTAAAAATGTTAAATCAGAACAAATATCAGAGCAATGTATTGTTATATCAGAACAATGCTCTATATTTGCATCAGAAACGTAATTAAAGCACGTTTCAAAGATAGCAAAAACCTATTAATACACACGATTATGAAAAAGAATATTTTGCACGAGATTATGACTTTAGCATGGCAGTTTGTAAAGCGCAATGGCTATACAATGAGCGAAGCCCTTAAATGTGCTTGGGCAAACATGAAGCTGAAAACTGCAATGAAGCAAAGAATAGTAAAGTTCTACTTCAAAAAAGTAGATGGTTCAGTTCGTGAAGCCTATGGCACGCTGAAAGATAACCTGATACCTGCTACATCAGGTGAAAACAGAAAGAAGAATGACACTATTCAGGTCTATTTCGATACAGAAAAGCAAGAATACAGATGCTTCAAGAAAGCTAATCTAGTAACCCTTTAATCCACACGATTATGAAAAAGATATTATCAGAGATCACAAAGATGATCAAGAAAGAAGCCTACAGATTATATGACTGCAACCTTGATTATGTAGGCTTTGAACTAAAATTAGGCGACAAGATAATCGAAGTCTACATATCAGAACAAAACTCTTATGTCAATGTATATAACCTCGACAAAGGCACAGACCTTGACAATGTATCAGACAAACTTTCAGCCAGTCTACCGGACTGGTACGACCTCTCACCAGAAAGCTATCCAACCGCTTTATGTGCGTATGCCGCTGATCAACGGTTTCAATGCTATCGAGATAGCCTCTAAATGATTATAGCCCGTCCGGTCTCGATACCGGGTACAATCCGTAGAAGGTATGGCGGGCACTACTTGATTAGTTCTTTGACATGTTGGTAAAACCATATCGGTGTAATTCATAAACCGGATATGGCGAACAGAAATAACGCATATAAACAAGTTGGGGCTTGTGATCTATGCAATGTTTAACAATTAGCAGATACCGCCGCAAATAATCGTCCTTGAGCAGTAAGCATACGGGTTGGGCGTCCGTACAGGTGTCAAAAACATATAATCCCGTGGCAATGCCGGCAACCCATCACATCGGAACTGGGACGGGAACGAAATTTTAACAATGAAGCCTATGAAAGAAAAAGTTGTATCAGTAGCATTATGCATGTTGCTTTTGACAGTTCTTTGCTTTGCCGGAACTTGTGATCGGGCAAATGAAGTGGTCAATACCATGAAGCCACAAGTCTACCAACTTATCAAAGATAAGGGGTATGACACAAACAGAGAGATTGCTAATGAATATATGTCTAACAAGGCCAGTTATGACCAGTTGGCCAAACAAAATCTTTGGTGATATGGGACATATTTATAAAGATATAGAAACGTATGATCTATTGAATCTAATCCCGATAGAGGATGCAATCGCCTTTTACGGATTGGATAAAATCATATTCAATGCTGGGCAAGATGAGGTTCTTGCCCACATTGATGAAGATAAGGTAATCGAACATGCAGAAACTATAAAACGGAAATACAATGATTAGAACTTACAAGATTGACGAAAATTATCAAACAGTAAGAGTGTTTGACGAAATAAAGAAAGGGGATATTTCTTTAGTGCCTTTTAACGAGAAAAGGCATTCCGGTATCCAGGCTGAATCTAACCGAAGAAACAAAGACCTTCGTCTAGTTGGTGTTTTGAAACACAAAAAGGACGTGAAATACCGAGTTTCAAAAACAGACTATCCTGGGTATTCGGCAGTATATTGTATCAAATGATAAAAATAGACGAATATGGATATACAGGAATTGAATGCTGTAATTGCTGACTTTGTTCAGGTTGGCTATATGACAGCAATTAGGGCTTACGAACCGCCTCAGGACATTATCCGGCAAGCGGATTTGAAAAATTGGCTAAAAATGATGAAAGTCGATCTGAAAAAATTTAATGCGTTAGTTTCTAAAGAGATAATAAAGCCAATCAGAATAGGAACGAATAAGAATTCTCCCTTATATTATTCAAAAACAGAGATTAAACAGGCTTTGTCAGCGGCGAATGTTAGCCGACTGATTGCTAACGATATAATAAAACAAACAATTAAAAATTCACAATTATGAGTTTGATTAAGAAATCCAATGAATTAGTAATTCCTACCACAGTAAAGATGATGATTTACGGTCAGGCAGGTATGGGTAAAACAACAGTAGCTTTGAGCGCACCGAAACCGCTATTGCTTGATTTTGATAACGGTGTCAAGCGTGTGAATATGGCGCATCTGGATGGTATTGATATTGTTCAGGTTACTTCTTGGCAAGATGTTCAACAGGTACTGCAGGAAGACCTTTCAGTCTACCAGACTATTGTGGTAGATACCATCGGTAAGATGATGGACTTTATCATTTCTTACAAATGCGGTACCAGACAACCCCAAATCAGAGATTGGGGCGGTATCAATGCAGAGTTCTCTTGGCTGACACGCACTCTTTCTTCATTAAACAAGAATGTTGTTTTTGTAGCCCACCGTGATACACGCAAAGAAGGCGACGATACGGTATTCATTCCGGCTTTGAGAGAGAAGTCCTATAATTCTATCGTAACAGAACTTGACCTGCTGGGTTATCTGGAAATGCGCAATGAGAATGGCGTGCAAAAGCGTACCATCACTTTCGACCCCACATCGCGCAACGATGGTAAGAACACTTGCAATCTTCCGGGTCTGATGCAGGTTCCTACCATTCTGGACCGGAACGGTAGCCCTACAGCAAAGAACGACTTCATCACCATGCAAGTGATCCGGCCCTATCTGAATATGCTTCAGGTAAAGAAAGAAGAAGCCGCCAAATATGACAAGGTCGTAGAAGAAATCAGAGATCAGATAGAAATGATTACTGATGCCCTTTCGGCCAATGAATTTGCAAAAATCATCAACAACTTTGACCATGTCGGCAGCTCTTTAGCTAAAGCCAGAGATATGTTCGGCAAGAAAGTGAAAGAGTTGGGGCTTGTGTATGATAAAGAAACTAAGACTTATGCAGACGCAGCAGCCTAAATTCAAGTTCTATGCAACACTTCTCGATGCGTTTACCAACTATTTGAGAAGTGATGCTTTATATGAAAGGTATTGGGGATTCTCAGAGAATCCCCCACATACCCCTGAAGAGTTCAAAGAACAGCAGTTCCAGAGTCTGATTGATACAATCAACCGTGTACCGTTTGACAGTGAATCAGCCGACAAGGGTACAGCCTTTAATGAGGTTGTTGATTGCATGATCGAAAATCGAAAATCAGATAAGGTACAGGTGAAAAGGTTGCTGTCTGATATGGCTGACGGTAGTCAAAACTTGATCGGACTAAGAGCCATCTACAACAACCGCCAGTTCGATTTTCCAATCGCCATCTGCCGTGAGTTTGCTAATTATTACAAAGGAGCTTTGACGCAACAATATGTTCAGGCCATACTGCCTACATGTTTCGGACCTGTCTTAATCTATGGATTTATTGACGAACTGATGCCTATGTCTGTTCACGACATAAAGACAACCGGAAGTTACTATGTTGGCAAATTCAAAGATCACTGGCAACACATGGTTTATCCTTATTGTTTGATGCAGAACGGCAGTGATGTAAGACTGTTTGAGTATAACATAACAGATTTCAAAAGTTCTTATACGGAAAGCTACACGTTTGTGCCAGAACGTGACATACCTATTCTGACAGCACATTGTGAAGAACTTATACGGTTCTTGAATGACAACAGAAATTTGATAACCAACAAAAAGATTTTTGCAGAAGATGAGCAATCAAATAACCGGGCGTCTGATTGAAATCGGCCAGACGGTCCAAATACCATCAAAGACAGGCGGTGCCCCATTCCTGAAACGTGAGTTTCTGCTTGACGCAACAACCTACGATCCTTATACCGGGCAACGTAACGAGTATGAGAATATCTTACCGCTTGAAGTTTCTGGCGATAAGTGTGCAGAGCTGGACCAGTTCAGAATCGATGATGTAATAACAGTTTCTTTTGCCCTGCAAGGACGTTCATGGACGAATCAGGATGGCGAACTGAAACGAATGGCTTCTATCCGGTGCTACAAGTTGGAAGTCCGGCGCACAACCGGCCAGCCGCCAGCACAACCGGTTCAGCAGACATTACAACCGGCACCGACACCATTTCCGCCAACTATGGAACAAGCATTTCCACCGCCAGTAGACGCGAACGGAAATCCTAAAGACGACTTACCATTCTAGCCTATGAGTTTATTCAATTTAAAGAATGAGTACGATATACCCAAGTTTAAAGCTTATGTAAATAAACTATTTCAAGAACGTGCGGTTGTGGAAGTACGAAAGAAACTGCCTAACCGCACACTTGCCCAAAACAGCTATTTACATCTGCTTTTAGGGTATTTCGGTAGTGAGTACGGTTGCAGCCTTGACGAAGCCAAGATAGACTTCTACAAAAGGACCTGCAACCGTGATTTATTTGAGAGAAAGACAGTCAACAAAAAAGGAAAAGAAGTAACCTACCTGAGAAGCTCTGCTGAGCTGACAACTGGTGAAATGACTTTGAGCATTGACCGTTTCAGAAACTGGAGTGCATCTGTCGCCGGAATATACTTGCCGGCAGCCAACGAACAACAGATGCTTATTTATGCACAACAAGAAATCGAACGTAATAAAGAGTTTATATGATACAAAACTGGTTTGAATGTAAAATAAGATATGAGAAGACCATGGAAAACGGCATGGTCAAAAAGGTAACAGAACCTTATTTGGTAGATGCCCTCAGCTTTACAGAAGCAGAAAAGCGGATCATCGAAGAGATCACTCCGTTTATGTCAGGTGAGTTTGAGGTTTCCGATATTAAGAGAGCGCATTACTCAGAGTTATTTTTTACTGATGATCCGGACGCAGACCTGTGGTTTGCATCAAGATTAGAGTTTATCACTCTGGACGAGCGAACTGGTACGGAGAAAAAGACAAAGACAAGCATCCTGATCCAAGCCTCTGATATTCGTGATGCGATGAAGCGACTTGACAAAGGGATGGAAAAAACCTTAGCTGACTACAACGCTGTAAGCATCAAAGAAACAGCGATCATGGATGTTTATACTTATAAGGAAAAAGCATAACTGACAGCCCGGAAAGACGGGCATTTGGGCGCAAGCACAGGACGTGCTTTTGTATGGAGTAATTGCGCAATATCTCCATGCACTTGTTTCGTTGAATTAGCTAATATATTAGGCAAGTAAAACCGTGATGGTTGGGCGGGTTCGATTCCCGTTGCGTCCACTAATAACCTCAAAAACAAAGAATATGAAAACGAAAGAAATAACTAAAATCGTTTACGTCGCTAATGATGGAAAAGAGTTTCTTACAGAAGAAGAATGCAAGAAACATGAAGCGTTTGTGAAAGAAATTTTGCGTAATATTTCCTATTTCTGTATCCGTTGCTGTCCTGATTTAAATGAAACAGGATATTATACTCATAGAATATATGCAGCAGTCCTTTCTAAAAATGGATTATTCAGTAAAGAAATCGCATTTCAATGGGCTTTAAAAAAGTTTGGTACTTACTTAGGTGAAAGCGTAATGGGATATGGTTTCCAACCTCATTTTGATGTAAGCGAGGTCTCTAAAGAAGAATATGAAAGATGTCCTGCTACTGTATGGGGAGGCACTCCATTAAAAAGTGAAAAAATATTTCTAAGTCCCAAACAGGTAGAAGATTTTCCTAAGAATATTGATTATATGAAAGAATGGGGATTTAAATAATGCCGTACTACATCAAGAAACCTAAAAAGAAGAAAGAAAGCCCCTTGCCATTATTTGACAAGGCAGGTATCAAAATCAGAAAGAAGCCGGATCTAAAGGCGAAGCTCGACAAAGAGTTTTCCCTTTTCATCCGGCTTCGTGATTGTATGCCCAACGGCTTTTTCCGCTGTATTTCATGTGGACAGATAAAGCCGTTTGAACAAGCCGATTGTGGGCACTATTTCAGCAGGACACACCTCGCTACACGATTTGACGAGAAAAACTGTAACGCCGAATGTCGTCACTGCAACAGATTCAAAGCGGACCATCTGGAAGGCTATAGAGTGAATCTGATTGCCAAGATCGGGCAACCGGCTTTTGATATGCTCAAAGTGAAAGCTGCCAGTACATCAAAAATAAGTGATTTTGAATACGAGCAGCTTATCAAGTACTATAAAGCCATAAACAAGAAACTAAGAAAGGAGAAAGGCTTATGAGTTATGTGCTACGTGATTATCAACAAAAAGCCAGCGATGCAGCTGTGAAATTCTTTGCAAATAAATCAAAGAAAAAAAATGCCATCATGGTATTGCCTACTGGTGCCGGAAAAAGTCTGGTGATAGCTGATATCGCCAGCCGGCTTGAAGGGCACACACTGGTATTTCAGCCCAGCAAAGAGATTCTCGAACAAAACTTCCTGAAACTTTGTTCGTATGGCATACTGGATTGTTCCATCTATTCAGCCTCATTTGGTAGAAAAGAAGTGAACAGAATCACATTTGCTACTATTGGCAGTGTGATAAATCATCCGGAATTCTTTCAGCATTTTAAAAATATCATCATAGACGAGTGTCATCTGGTCAATCCCAAAGAAGGCATGTATAAATCATTCCTTTCGATGCTGAAATGCAAAGTTCTTGGACTAACTGCGACACCATACCGCCTTTCATCCAGCAAGGAGTTCGGAAGTATGTTGAAGTTCATCACCCGGACCCGTCCGTGTGTCTTCTCTGAGGTTATATATCAAGTTCAAATTTCTACTCTTTTGGATATGGGCTATCTCTCAAAGTTGAACTACTATCCAATGAATCCCTTGGGATGGAACGAACTTAATCTGAAAGTAAATACAACCGGTGCAGATTACACTGAGAGGTCTGTGGTCAAGGAATACGAGCGTATCGACTTCTACGGCTATCTTGTGAGCATTGTACGGCGACTGATGAACCCGAAGGTCGGCGGCAAGCGTAAAGGGATCTTAGTGTTCACGCGTTTTCTGAAGGAAGCAGAAAGGCTAACAAAGTCTATTCCAGGAACGGCCATCGTTTCGGGTGAAACACCTAAGAAAGAACGCGAACACATACTTGAATCATTCAAGGCCGGAGAGATACCGGTCGTTGCCAATGTGGGCGTACTTACAACCGGTTTTGACTATCCTGAGCTTGACACCATCGTTATGGCCCGCCCTACGATGTCACTAGCTCTTTGGTACCAGATTGTCGGTCGTGCAATCCGTCCGCATCCCAATAAGGAAGCAGGCTGGATTGTAGATCTCTGTGGAAACATCAAACGCTTTGGTGAAGTGAAGGATCTTCGCCTGGTAGATGGTGGTAACGGCAAATGGGCCGTGTATTCCAATAGTAGACAGTTGACAAACGTAAGATTCTAAGATTATGGAAGGATATATAAAACTAAGCCGCAAGTTCTTCTCGAATGATATGTGGAATGAGGCCCGGACTTTTAGCAGTTGCGAAGCGTGGCTTGACCTGATTCAGTCAGCACGATTTGAAGCAACGCCCCGTATGGAGAGTATCGGAGGTCGAGAAATCTCTTATACAAGAGGACAATATCCTGCATCCATAAGATTTTTATCTAAGCGTTGGCACTGGACTGAAAGACGAGTGCGGACATTTCTTGCTTATCTGAAGCGAGAAAACATGATAACACTCTCTCAGGATCAGGGAATGAATATTATAACCTTGGTAAAATACAACGAATACAACGGAAATCCTGCTGACACAACAAGTGACACGACTGCTGACACAAGTAGTGACACAAGTATAGTTCAGGGAATTAATGAGTTACGTCTACAAGTGACACAACTACTGACACAAGTGGCGACACAGCAAGTGACACAGCCTCAAAATGAGGCCAAAAAGCGACACACGGGTGACACAAAGCAAATAAAAGATAAGAATATAATTAAAGAAACTACTACTAACGTAGTAGCAAAGAAAGACGCAGCTAAAGCTGCTACCCTCTCACGAAAAGAAACCTTTTATCAGTCTTTAATTCCTTTTGTTGGTTTGTATCCCAAAGAAATGATCAGAGCCTTCTTCGATTATTGGAGCGAACAAAATAAATCGGGCACCAAGATGCGCTTTGAACTTGAAAAGACATGGGAGTTGTCACGAAGACTGAAAACATGGGAAAAGAAAGAATACCAATATGGAAACAGAAATCATACTATCACCTCTACAACTTCAACAAAGACAAGGCCAGAAGGACTTAACACCGGTTCAGAAAGCCTTGAAGAATGGATTAACGGCATCCCAGTTGGTCAGTGAATGGTCTGGCACTGAAGCACAGCTAAAGTGTGGCTATTCTTTGGAGGATGTAGCCGGACTCAAAACAATTCCAAGCATTGGAGATGTAAGCCGGGCCTATGGTAACATGACCGCAGTTCAAATTATTGTTGAGCATTTGAAATCAATTTTCCGTTATGCCGGAACAGATTTGCCAAATGAACAGCTGGCAGAAACAGCCTTATCCATACTAACGAACTATTACTATCTGAATCTTGGCGAACTATGTATCTTTTTTACTCAGCTAAAGGCCGGTTCCCGCGGACAAGTCGTTTGGGGGAACAGAATCAATAACCAGGCAATTATGGTGGCCCTATACGAATTCAGTCAGGACAGGTTTACAGCAATAGTACGTAAAGAAGACGAATTGAGAAAGACTCAGGAACGGAAGGGATTTACAAGAATTGAGAGTGCTGCCGGTGCCATCCTACAAGGCGTTGAATCTATAAAGAAACTCAAGGCCGAAGCCAAAAAGGACATAGAAGCATTCAGGACCCTTTTCCCCAGCATTCCCGATGGATATTCAGAGAAAATCCTTTTTGAAGCATTTTCTGGCAAAGAAGATGCTATTCAAACACTTTTCCGCAAACCCATCAAAGCCGATGATGCTTCCGAAGCGTTGTACCGTTGGCTTTGTGACTACAATGTAAGAATTAACAAATAACTTTTATACACGATTATGAACGAGAGAGAAAAACAACTGGGCAAGTTGAGAAATGACTTGCTTAAAGCCATGCGGTCCGGCAATATGGTAAAGGCTGCAAACATACAGATGCAGATGAACCGATTACAGTATGAACAGGTATCGCTCCAAACAGCAGCCTTAGAAAGTCTTACTGTCGATGAACATGTTCATGCCATCAACCTGATGAACCGGGTGTTTGTCCTGGGTGATCTCATTGAAGAAGCTGCCCTGGACCTAGAGGCTTACATGCGTAAGACTGGCGTCGTTAAAATTGGAATATGTGAGGACGCACGCCAGATAAAACTACTGGCTGGTAAGTTTGCCAAGCTGGTGGATGGGTATCACGATGAAGCCTTTTCGGACGCATTTGCCGAATTATGTGATGCCATCCGACTGGGGATTAATAATGCAATTTACAAACAAGAGGCGAAGTTGCGCCCGTTAATCGAGAAAGCACATGGCAGAGAATCTAACTGAGAATCCGGCAGGAGTGGACAAGAAAATAGCCGAGCAACGAATTAGAGAACAGCAAGGCATCTTTGTCAGAGTTGACGAAAAGACCCGAATTTTTGTACGGCAAGGCCGGGATCCACGCAAAGTGATTGAGGCGTATAAAAACAAGCTGGAAAACAGAGAATACCGATGGTAAGAATTAAAAACTTTTGGCGGTCAGTCAAGGCCCGCTGGACAGAGATTGACCTGATGGATTGGAGGTAAAACTATGACATTCGAGCAGACTATTAAGGCATATTTGGACAAACGGGCAAAAGAGGATGCCTTGTTTGCCAACACGTACAAAAAAGAAGGTAAAAGCATCAAGGAATGCTGTAAGTATATCATGCAGAAAGCCCGGAAAGAGGCGAAAAACGGATGTGCAGCAATACCTGATGACGTTGTGTATGGATGGGCTGTCCACTACTATGATGAGGATGACATCAAGGTTTCCGGAACAACCGAGGACGTGCAGGTATCTGTACCTGAACAGCCGGTACCCAAAGAAGACCCGGCAGCAGATCCTTACCCGAAGAAAGAGGCCCATAAGCCTAAGAAAGCTAAGGCAGACAAGACTCCACAACCAGTATTCACCCTTTTTGATGGTATGCTATGAAACCGAGAACCAAATTAGAAAAGCTGGTAAACTCTTTAAGCAAAAAGATTCCGCCTATATCTGATAAGCATAAGGATTGGGCAAAGATTAAATGCTTCCCTCATGTTGCGCACAAGTGCAAGGACGAACTTTGGTGTTCTGACTGCGGTAAGATGTGGGTAGATCATCACGCTGATGCAATCATTACCTGCCCTTATTGCGGAACAAAACTGGAAGTGATCCAAAGTCGGAAACAGAAGAACAAAGAACTTGAATTTATGGTTGTTGCCCAAACTGCCGGAGGTATGCAGGTACTAAGGTATATCTATATGGAGCGCTACAGGACGCAAATCAACGGTGGCGAAGTGGGCTTTTATTTTTCGGAAGTCTGCCAACTGTGGTACCGGGAAGATGGAAAACTAACGGTCATGGCCAAGCCGATGAGCATGGATAGAAGGTCATGGCTACACAACGAACCGAGAAGCATTAAACAACCCTATGGTATGTACGGAAATATCTATGCAATCGACGGGATCTTATACAAGAATCCAAGATTCATTCCGATACTGAAACGAAACGGTCTAAAAACGAGTTCACACGGAGTCGTACTGTGCGAATTGGTCGAGGCGCTCCTTAAAAATCACAGATACGCCGAAACACTGCTTAAGACAAAACAATACGGTCTATTACAGCTCTGTATGCGTAGAGGTTATATGGCATATCCCTGGGCTGTCAATATCTGTAACCGTAACGGGTATATCGTCAAAGACGGCTCTATGTATCACGATTATTTAAGATTGCTTGAATACTTTAAGCTGGATACGCATAACGCTCACTACATCTGCCCCAAGAACCTGAAAGCCGCCCATGACAAGCTACTCGAAAAGAAGCGGGCAAAAGAACGTAAAGAACAGGAGGAAAGAGACAGAAAAGCAAGGCTGTTAAGAGCGGAAAGTCTGAAAACTGCAATGCGGGAGTACTGGGATATGGTCAAGAAATATGCTGGTATAGAAATCAGGGATCAGGATATCGTAATCCGGCCATTGATGAACGTGGCCCAGTTCTACGCCGAAGGTAAAGCTATGCATCACTGCGTTTTTGAAATGAACTATTACAAGCGTCCCGAATCACTGATTCTGTCGGCCAGAATCGGAGGAAAAAGAATAGAGACAATAGAAATCAGCTTGAAAACTTACAGCATCGTGCAGTCACGCGGAGCTTGTAACAAGAACACCCCGTATCACGATCGGATAGTAAATCTGATGAACCGCAATATGAACCTAATCAAAGCGATATAATATGGGTGAACTGAAAGTCTATTACGGATGGGCAAAGGTCGGCAAGATCCGCAAAAAGCGTGCTATATCTGTCATGTTCGAAAATGAATGGCATGGTTGCAGGTGTGAGCGTGGGCAAAGGGTTCTGAGAGCCGCTCAGGAAACGGTATTTGAACGATACCAAGACGAAGAAGAAGAGAAAGCCGCAAAAGATTGCAGCCGGATATTTACAGAGTATAGCCTATTCTTTGACGAAAAGCCAATTAATGGAAGCCTCGAAAAGATTCTTCAAATCAACAGCGAAGCCGATAAGAACCACGTCCCTAAAGAAATGCGCGATAAGATTACAGAAGCCCTAAAAAAGGCTTTTATGAAGGCTAATCCCAGGTATAAGGAGCCTTTTAGACAATTAGATTTATTTGCTGACTTTGATTTTTAAATGGTATGGCACAGGAAAGCATGAATGATTATTTTCAGTATGCTAAAGATAGAGCAAAAGCTGAAAAGGATCTGAAAATAGAACGATGGGTGTATATCTCCATCGAGTACAAAGAAAAGCTAGAATCTGTCCGGCTATTCACCTACAATTTACCGCGAGAAGTTTATGAAAGAAGAACATGGGTAATACGCTGGAGACAGTCGAAACTTCAATGCCAACACCCCAAACAGAATGTTGTATGCTATTTCAGTTACTATGATCGACGATCTGGAGAGTCCCTTGAATTTAATTCTTTTCTTTCAAACTTAATATCATCCAAAGCTCAGGTAACAAAGGCAGAACGTAAGATGCGTGAATACATAGAGTATAATCGGCAGAATAATATGTTTTTTGACGAGGATACAGATGAGGAACTGATCAAATTCAAGGCAAAGTTGGAACAGAAAAAAGCAAATGTTTTTGAGTGCGAAAAACAATTAGAAAATTTAATTGCGAAACAAAATCATGGAAACAAAGATAAGTAAAAAAGAAGAATTACTAAGAGAAGCCGTACACCAGCATTATGGATGCAACGGAGAATATCCCTGCGAAGAACGCGAATACTGCCGTTTCGGCGGAGGAATGAATGATGCGAGTGATTGTGAGTGCCTTGCTGAAGGGTTTGCGGACGGTTTTGATGTGGGCTGGATGGCCTGCATGGAACATCTGGCAACCATACCGAGGGATGAAGCCATGAATATGATTGTGAACTATTGCAAAGGAAAGGAGAAATGAGATATGAGACGAGCAATAAATACAATCCCAAAGAAAGAATATGACAATCTTATGAAGTATGCAGCTTTAAAGATGCACAGGAAAATCCAAAGGCTAGCAGACGAAGAAATTTCAAAGATGCGAGAAGCGGACAACAAAGGAGACTTCGAGAAAGCAGAAGTACACGACTTTAATTCACGGGCGTTATCTCGCATGGCCGATATGTATTATGAAATAATCAAGAGGAAGGGCTAAGCAATGAACAGAGAAGAACTGAAAAAGTCCATAGGCGAAGATTTGTGCCCGTTTTGCCCGTGGACGAATGGTGATGTAGATATTTTCCCGTGTGTATGTGGGCGTAATTATTGCGATGAAGCACTGGATAACTTCTTGGAAGAGAACGAACAGTATTTCGATGATTTGGAGGACTGAGATATGGAATGGGAAACAAAGGTAGAGCTTGCAAAAGCTCTGAACAACGGAGATAACAAAAAGGCCTGTGACATCGTCCTGAATAACGATATGGATATGCAGGCATGGGATATGTTCCTTACCGGAATGGATTTGCGGAACTATGAAGAATACCGTCCTCTTCTGGGTAAAATAAAAGAGAACAAATCTGAAATAGTAAATAATCTAAAACTACGAGAAGTCGCAAGAATGAAACTTTTAATCATAAGGCTGGAGGAATGAATATGGAAGAAGAAAAACATCCAATCATTGAGATAGACGCATCATTAGAGTACAGAGATGGAGAAGTCTACATAAAAAGATTAAATACCAACCAAATGCCTGCAATATTATCGTATAATATAATATCGGCATTAACCAGAACAATAGAAGAATATTATTTAAAAGGCAAACAAGATAATCCAAAAGAGGAGAACTAACAATGGCAACAAATATAAAGAACATCTACGGAATGATGAACGATTGTAAGATAACTGGAGATATAATCGTAACCGACGAGACCCGTCTAATTCTTTCCAATTCTTCAAAGATTGGAAAGGAAGAGTTCAAACCTTTTGATCGAGTGCTTGTAAGACAAAGTAAGTCTGATAAATGGGAAGCAATGCTGTTCAGCAATTATACATCTGAGATACACCGTTACAGATGCGGAGGAATGAACTATATGTTCTGTATCCCCTACGAAGGTAACGAGCATCTGTTAGGCACAACAAATGATTACAAAAAATAAGTTGAAGCAATGAAAGCAATATCCATCAAACAGCCGTGGGCGAGCTTAATTGCTCACGGTATCAAAGACATTGAGAACCGGACATGGAAGTGTCCTCAGAAGTATATCGGCCAAAGGGTACTGATACATGCAAGCAAAGGTAAAGGAGATGGTTGGGTGTTAAATGAAAAGCAAAGATTGAAACTTCAAATGCATTCCTCCAATCTTAGGAGTACATTCTATAACGATTTACCTTTTGGTGCCATCATCGGCAGCGTAGTAATAGCCGACTGCGTACAGAACCATCCGTCTGTCTGGGCAGAGAAAGGTTGCTGGAACTGGGTGCTGAAAGATGCGGTTCTGTTTGATAAGCCGATTAATGATGTAAAAGGAAAATTAAATTTTTGGGAATATAAATATTAAGTATATTATTTTTTTTGTATTTTTGGCAAAAAAATAGAATTATGGAATGGATTAAAATTTTAAAAGAAAGTCTTGTAGAAAATAAAATTTTTATAGATGTGTTTTCTAGTATATTTGTTGGCATTGCAAGTATTATTGTAGGTGTAGCAGGTATTATATTTTCTAATCTTCAGTTGAAGATCAGTAAACAACAACTGATATTACAAAAACAAGAAATACAACCAGTTTTTAGAATTGTTTTTTCATTAAAGAAAGATGATAATAGTGGAAAATATACAAACGAATACATCAGTATTTATAATGATGGAAAAACTGTAAAGTCTTTTAAGAGTGAAATAAATACATATTATAAAATTATTTATTCATCAACAAGTAAAAAAATATATAATGAAGAATATTATATAAAAGTTAACGGATTCTATTTTCGTAAACATACAACTCAGAATTTAACTGGTGAATTACTAAAAGGTGGTATAGATAATAATAATGCAGAATATGCAAGATTATATTTTGAAGCTTTAGATTATTCCAAAAATGGCGAGTTTTATTTTACAGAAAGATATTCATTAATAAAAATAACCTATAAAGACATTAATAATGAAAATCATACTGTTTATTTTAAAGATAGATTCCCAATAACAGAAGAAGAATATAATGAACTTAGCAATAAGCCAACAATATTCGATTTTCCTGTCGAATTTGATAAGGTTAATCTTCAAGAAATTATCCAGCAAATAAAAATAGCGAAATAATACATAAAATCCAAGTCAAATATCTTACTGACAGCTTGTGTCAGTGGAATTATGATACCCGATAACTGCTTTGTGGCGGTTATCGGGTATTATATTTTCAACCAATTATAACCAATTTATTATGAACTTAAATGAATTAAGAGATAGAGCCTATCAGTGCGCCGTAGCTCACGGATGGCATGAAGAGAACCTGAGTAATGAACATTTCCTGTGTCTGGTTATATCCGAACTTATGGAAGCAGTAGAGGCAGATCGGAAAGGAAGGCATGCCAATCGGAATCTGTTTGAATATTACATGAATCAAAAAGCACGTTCTGATGACGAATTTATCTATGCTTTCAAACACGGAATCAAAGATACTGTAGAAGACGAACTTGCCGATGCGTTTATCCGCTTGTTGGACCTTGCAGGACTTCGTGGTATACCTATTCGTTATTCTTTCGGATCTGTTGTGCAAGAGGACAAAACATTTACGGAGAATATCTATTATATAATTTCAGAACTTACGAATCCGAAATATACTTCGATCACAAACATTGGTTATGCCTTGAACCAAATACAGAAGTTGGCTGACATGCTGAAGATAGACATCCTTTGGCACATCGAACAAAAGATGAAATATAATGAATTGCGCCCATACAAACACGGAAACAAAAATTATTAGATATGACACCAAAAGAATTCTTTGATTTGGTTTCCCGGATGAGGAAGATGCAGCAAGAGTACTTCCGGACCAGAACGTCCGCATCACTGTCGGTCTCCAAAAAGTTGGAACGAGCTGTTGACGCGGAAATAGAGAGAGTGAACAGAATCACTAATGATTCCAGAAATTTATTTCCTAAACATGAATGATTATGATAGACTACGATTTACTTTTTGATGCCAGGGAAGCAGCCCTGAGAGTGAAGTTCCTTACCAGTAGTGAGGAACTTCTTTTGTATTCATCCGCTTTGTATCTCGCTATGGAATGGGGTAAGAAAGTGGGAAAATAAAAAAGGGAGCCAGCACACACGATCAAAAGCCAACTCCCTTACACGATTATGAGGGATATCCTCACACGATTATGATGCAAATATACAAATTCGAACTTAAATAATCGTGTTATGACAAAAGAATTTTCATCTATAATGGAGTTAAAGGCTATCCGTGAACAAAAATCAAGGCTTTCAGAGCGTGAACAGGAGCTTGCTTCACCGGTCTTGACAGATTTTAAACTCATTCCCGAAGTATATTCCTGGTTCAAAGAGATTCTTTCTGAAAGATCATGTCCACCCAATATTGAAAGCGTCACCCAGCGCAAGAAGTTTCTTTTCATTATCTTATTCCTATTTGCCCCCAGCGTTCTGGCCGGCGGACGGCTCCCGAACGGAATTCGGGCAGAGATTGCCCATGTATTCCCAGATGTTTCCCCCTGCGTAATATCAAACAATATTGCCGATGTTTCTTTTATCTATCAACAATATAAAGACTTCCGACAGGAAATAGAGTATCTTTACAGCCGGATAGTTGAACAGTTGAAAATCAAAGAACTAATCAAGTAGTTACTGGAACTTTTAGGGTTCCAGTTTTTTTATTGATATGTAGCGAAAATGTTACAATAAAACTTGCATAATTGTAGCGAAAATGTTACCTTTGTATTGTTAAATAACAAAAGCGATATGAAATTTAGTGAAATGCACCGAAGGCTTGAGCAGGCAGGTTGGTATGTTTTTAAAGAAACTGACCATCGCTACTATGCTCACAAGGATTTTCCTTACTTGATTAAAGTCGGTCGGCATGGTAGTAAAGAAGTACCGCCAAATGAGTTTAACAAAGTAATGAAGAAAGCAGGGCTAAAATAAGCCCTGCACTTCATTCTAACATATATGCACGATTATGAAGAAGAAAGTTAAAGCAATCATCAGCAAGTCCGACACTGGATTTGTTATTATGATGGAGGGGTTTGATTGGGCAATGTCCTATGGTGACACCTTGGAGGAAGCAAAAGCTGATTTTGAGAAGTTTCCACAGGAGTACATCGAAATGTCTAAAGAAGCCGGAAAGGAGATTCCGCCAGAATTAAATAATGGCGAGTTGGAGTTCGAATATGTTTATGACTTATCTGGTTTCTTTAAGCAGTTCCCGTTTATTTCGGCTACAGCATTGGCCAAAAGACTGGGAATAAATGAAGGGCTTATGAGACGTTATAAGTCCGGTTGCGCTCCTGTAGGTGAGATGCAGAAAAAAAAGATCCTGGATGGCATTCATGCCATCGGAAAAGAACTGCTTTCCGTCCAATTCTAAATCGCTTTTGTTGTACGAGAAAGTAAAAGCCGGAGCGTTATGCTTCCGGCTTTTTGTTATCTTCTAATTGCAGAGTTGGCATCATCTTTTTTAGGATTTCCATAGAAATTATATACAAAAGTTTGATGTCGTCTTGAGTGAAAGATAATTTTATTGTTCCGCTACATTCATAGTTCTTTTGGTTATGAAATTCATTGTCACAAATTTTATAAACATTCTGATATAATTGCTGAAAAACAGGAATATGAAAATATCTAAATTTATAAGCAGAAAGAGCCTCATACAAATCTTGTATAGATTGTATCAATTCTGTATCATCTCGATCTACAGTATATTTGCTATTAGCTTTCTGAAAAGCCATTAATCTTTGAATGACATGCTTATCCATTGATAGACACAAATTCATTATATATTTATGTGATTCAAACTCTTTTTGAAGTTCTATTTTATGAGATTCCAGAGCCTTGTTATAGCTATCCTTCACTGATTCTATTCTGTTGGTTATATCTGCTATGTCTTCTTTGGTTGCAAGATTCTTTCCTTTCTCTTCATTATAAGCTTTATTCCGGGAAATACTATAAAGACATATAAAGTTTCCTACAGCCAAAATAACAGTAATGACATTAACTAATGTATCAATTTCCATGCTTATTCTCCTTTCTCTATTTTAATTTTTTTCCCACAATGTGGACAAATCATGTATCCGGCTCCGGTAAATTCAGTTTCTCCAATCAGTTCCGATATGGTCACGTTTAAAACGTCAGCCATCTTCATTAGAGTGTCAAGAGATGGGAATGATTTACCTGTTACGATATTGCTAACAGCCACCTTTGAAATTCCCACTTTTTCAGCAAGTAGAGCTGACGTTACATTTCTTGCTGACATAATTTCTTTTAATTGTAAGTTCATAAAGTTTGCTTTAATTAAATACTTCTGCAAATATAGGTATTCTTTATCATATATAGCTATATAAATAAAGTTTGCTTTATTAAACAATGTTAATTGATAAATAAAACTTTATTAAAGTATTTGTAATTAATAAAGTTTACTTTATCTTTGCATCATCAAACAAGAAGTAATAACAATTTAAACACATACGATTATGAAGACTATTAGCAGTGATTACATCAAAGAGATCAAAGAACAGATCAGAGTTATCAACGAGTCTCTCAAAAGAGTTCAAGAGGCTGAAAAGGTTCAGGATTCAGCAGTCAATACAAGAGAGTATGACAGAGCCAAGAAAGAAGCTATAGATGCAAGTGCGAATGTAATGGCAGCTTTAGAAGAAGCAGTAAGACTTGCATCAGCTATGGGTTGTGCTACAGGTCTGTATGACATCAACAAGTATCACAAGATTGCAGAACTTGATTTTAGAGAATCACACAAATAAGTTTAACCAGCAGGGCTTTCGCCCTGCACCTTAACACGATTATTAATTCTAAACACACACGATTATGAAGACTTTAAAAGAACAAGTAGAAGAGATTAAGAACATGAAGGGTTCAAGAGCAACAAAGAAAGCAGCTTTCGTAAAATTGGGTTTAAGAAAGTATGAAGTTGAGTTGCTGATGGCAGATCTGCCTAAACCTATTAGAGAAACTTATAAATTTACCTTTGGTGTAGAGATTGAATGCCTGGTACCTGCAGCAGCCATGAGAGAATGTGCAACAAGAAACAATATGCCATTTCAGTATGAGGGCTATAATCATGTAGATAACAATCACTATTATAAGTTTGTTTCAGATTCTTCTATCAGAGGTGAAAATCCTATCGAATGTGTTTCACCGGTTCTTACTGGTAAGGCAGGCATGAAAAGCCTAGAAATCTGTTGTAAGGCTTTAAATGAAGCAAATGCACAAGTGAATATATCTACAGGCTTGCATGTTCATATTGGGGCCGCAAATCTTTCTGACGAAGCTTATGTAAATGTATTCAAGAACTATCAGAAACTAGAACGTGTTATTGACTCTTTCATGGCAAGATCAAGACGTGCCAACAACAGCCGGTGGTGCAGAACTCTTCAAGGCAAAAACTTTTCTTGGTGTACAACAAAGTCTGACATCTATGATGAAATGAATGGTGACAGATATTTTAAAGTAAATGCCTGTTCTTATGCTCGACACAAGACTATAGAGTTTAGACAGCATCAAGGTTCTACTGATTTCGAAAAGATTTCTAACTGGGTTAGTTTTTGTGCTAAATTGGTTGCTTGGTCTAAAAAGAATGTATTGAGTTCAGAAGTTAATTCAATTGACGAAATACCTTTCTTGACAAAGAAAGAGAAATCATTTTTCAAATCACGTGCAGAGGTTCTTGCATGAGCCTCACACGATTAAAATCAATCAGATATGTGTTGTATTATTTATAAACCAAAAGGTGTCCAGATGCCACGTCTGGACATCTTAAACAGAATACAAAGAATTAATCATCATGGCTATGGTTTTGTATCATCTAAGCATAGATACAAGACAATGGACTATCAGAAGTTTTTGGATCATCTTTCTAAGGTCGGCACGAACGAAGAATGTATCATTCACATGAGGTGGGCAACGCATGGTTCTAAATGCAGAAAGAACTGTCACCCGTTTGCTGAGAATGGTGTTTATTTTGCCCATAACGGCGTTTTGCCTATTCAGTCAGTAAATGACATGACAGACAGCGAAATCTTCTTTAGAGGGCAAGTTTACCCACTTGTAACGCAATATGGTTATGATTCTAAGGTGACAGAAGCAATGATGATGGCTGCCGCTGGTAGTTCTAAGTTTGCCATGATGTATAAAGGTAAAGTAAAACTGTATGGTAATTATACGAAAATGAATGGTGTGTATTATTCTAATTTGAGATGGTTATGATAAAGAATATTTTAGAAAGTCTGAGAAAAAGATTTGAAAGCGGTAAAATAACACTTTCAGAAGCAGCTATCGAACTTCATAAAGCAGGCTGGACTAATTTCATTGACATTGAAGCAACTAAGAGATTATTGAAGCTATGAATGAAAAAGAAATCCTACAAGAAATAATCGAGTGGCTGAGAAATGATACCAGCTACTTATCTACAAGAACAGACTATGCCAGAGGCTATAAAGACGGCATAGAGCGTGCCAAAGAAATAGTCGAGGGTGTTATCAGTAAACATGATCCGGATTTATTAGCAAACAATTAGCTAATTGTTTCGTATGTGTCGAATCCTTGTTTAGAATTGTCTTCATAATTAGGTATCTTTGTATAGATGCCATCGCGGGTTAGAGCAGTGGTCAGCTCGTCACTTTGACTTGGTGAAGGCCGGTGGTTCGAATCCATCACCCGCAACTAACATTTAAAAATTACACGATTATGGAAATACTTACACTTATCATCAAACAGAAGTTCTTTGACGAGATCTTATCAGGCAAGAAAACACAAGAATTCAGAGAAATCAGACCTACTACTCAGAAGAAATACTGTCAGCTTGACGCTGAAGGCTTTTGCGTAGAGAAAGACGGTGTTTTACAACCCAGACGCTATGATGCCATTCAGTTCTTCGTAGGCTACAATAAAGACAGGGCCAGCGCACTGGTAGAAGTCAAAGACGCAAAGATAGAATTGTTTGAAGATGAGAATCACAATTTGATTGAATACACCTATCAAGGTGAAATTTATTTGGCAGCTCAGGTCGTTTACGATCTTGGCAAAGTGATCGAAAAACATGTTTAACCCTTTAAAATTGTTGTTGAGTCAGAACAAATAGAAGTACATTTTCAACTGGTGGCTACCGTGGTGGTCGTAGAGGCTTGACCACAGAGAATGGTGGTCTTTCTCAGGGTGGTAGATTCATTACTCGCAGACAGCAGTATTATAACGTCCGTACAGGACTTGGTATGAGTGGCGGATAATGACACTACAAGAAAGAACATATAATAGCATTGACCTCGTCAGACAACAGACTGACGGGGCTTTGCTGTTTTTGTCCTTGGGTAAGGATTCTTTGGTTCTACTGGATATGATCTATCCCAGATTCAAGCGAATTGTCTGTGTATTCATGTATTTCGTCAAAGGTTTAGAGCATATTGAAAGATGGATTGGTTGGGTTAAAGCCAAATATCCTAAGATAGAGTTTATACAGGTCCCCCACTGGAATCTTACATATATTCTTCGTGGTGGCCTGTATTGTGTACCGAATCCAAAGGTGAAGCTGCTTAAACTTACTGATGTGGTAAAAGCTATGCAACTCAAATACGGACTGTATTACACTTTCTTGGGTATGAAGAAAGCCGACGGCATGAATCGCCGTCTGATGCTGAAGGGCTATGAGGCAAACGGCTATGAGAACAACGGCATGTGCTATCCTTTGGCTGACTGGACTCAAAAGGATATTCTGGCCTATATGAAGCAGAACGGACTACCAGAGCCAGTGAGATATTCGCTCAAAGCCAGTTCTGGTGTAGGATTTAATCTGGATTGCATGTTATGGCTGGAGAAGAATTACCCGAACGATTTACAGAGAATTTACAAGGTGTTTCCGATGGCTGAGAGAATCCTTTGGGAACATAAGAATAAACAAAATTAATAGGAGGAATGCAGAGTCGGAAGGAGACAAAGAAGTTATCGTGAAATTCTTGCAACAACAAGAAGATTAAGAAACACATATGCCTCAGGAGGTAACATTTCAAGAAATATGACCAACAATCAGCGTATAACCAATGCAGGAAGAAGTGCTACTCAAAATCTTGCAAGAAATTTAAGAGTGGATGTTTCACTTCTTTCTTATCCAAACTTTAAAGATAGACGTGGTTTTACAACAGTTGCAAAAGGTTTAAGTAATGGCTAATATGGCATTAAACAAAAAGAAATTGCAAAAAGTATTGGAACAAGTCTTCATACCGTTAACAACGTTGTAAGAGGGTATTGTTTCAAGGATGTATAACAAAATCAATAGGAGGAATGCAGAGTCAGAAGAAAAAGTTTAAATGATATTAATGCTCAAGCTGCAAGATTAAGAGCTCAGCTACAAGGAGCACAACGGTATGCAGATGGAAGTAATAGAGCTGCAAGAATTTCACAAGCAGCCGCACAAGCAAGAAGGGTTCGAGGAATGGGACTTCTTGGAGCAAGAGATTCATCAGGGAAATTGAGGGATAGAACGACTCGGATTGGTACAGGCCGATTCGCTAATGTAAACGGATGATATGGAACTGAGCAAATACATAAAGAGTGAATCGGTAGAACTCAACCGTTCTGCCATTCACTTCGCCGATTATAATCCCCGGAAACTGTCTGAGGAATCCCGAAAGACATTGAAGCGAGGCATCAAGAAGTTCGGCTTAGTTGGTGGAATCGTAGTCAACAAGCGGACTGGACTGACTGTGGTAAGCGGTCATCAGCGTCTGACAGTCATGGATGAACTGCAGAAGTTCCCGGAAAACGATTACAGAATCCGTGTAGATGTAATTGACGTGGACGAAAAGCAGGAAAAGGAATTGAACATCCTGATGAACAACCCAAACGCACAAGGCTCATGGGATTATGACGCTTTGGCCCAGTTGGTCCCTGATATCGACTACAAGGACGCCGGACTGACCGAAGCAGATCTGAATATGATTGGATGTGACTTCCTTTTGCAGACAGAAGAAGAAAATTCTATTGCTGATGCATTGGAGGATATGATGGCACCAGTAACAGAACAGAAAGAAGCCGAGAAAGCAGCAAAGCAGATGGAAAGAGCAGAGAAGATAGCCCACATGAAAGAAGTCAAGCAGCAGGTTAAAGATGCAGCCCAGAAACAGGCTCAAGATATGGATGCTTATTTAATGCTTTCCTTTGATACATTTGAAGCCAAAGCTGCCTTCTGTGAAAGATTTGGTTATGATCCATATTCCAAGTTTATCAAGGGTGAGGTGTTCGATGAACAAGTAGAAAGAATTGAATGACAACATGAAATTTTAGGAGGACAGCCGAGTTAGAAGAAAAACATATAGCCAGCTGTATCAGCAGTCAAGACGTATAATGTATAACGCTGGAAGGCAATACGGCCTTGGTTCAGATAAGCAAAGAAATATAAGAGATAGAACAAAATCAATAATGGAAAGATATGCAGCAAGGATAGACAGCTATTTCTCAAAAAGAGGAATTGATGTTTATGGGAATAAGCCCATCTCTCGCCGCATATACATGGGTAATAATAACGGATGAATTGAGTATGAAAAGTGAATCTCAAAATAAGAAACATCCTGGAGGAAGAAAACCTAAATTCGATTACAAGAGCGAGGAGTTCCTCTCTCAAGTGGAAACGTATGCCAAAAAGGGATTCACAGACAAAGAAATCGCTTTTGCTTTAGGACTATGCCCCCAAACATTCAGCGAAAAGAAGAGTGAGCACTGCGAATTAAGCGAAGTATTAGCGCGCGGACGTGCGACTGTCACCGCTGCAGTGCGTGCCAAGTTCCTTGCAATGGCTTTGGGCGGTATCAAGACCAAGAGTACTGTAGTGAGAAAGCTGAAAGACCAAGACGGGAACCTAACTGGCGAGGAAGAACTTCAGGTAAGTGAAAGCGAATTGGCTCCCAACCTTCAGGCCATGTCTGTTTGGCTGTATCATCATGACGAAGAATGGAGAAAAGTTGAACGCCGACAGGATGAGGATGCAGATATTCCTCAAGACATTGATCACGGCGTTTCTATTGATTCATGGATTAAAGACAAACTGAAATGATTGAACCCCAGACGATATACCATCCGTTATATACCGACAATGAGAAATTTATTATTCTCATCACCGGCGGCCGTGGTTCGGGAAAGTCTTTCAACGCTTCAACCTTCATTGAGCGTCTGACGTTCGAGATGACTCCTATCGACAAGATTGTCCACCAGATTCTTTATACCCGTTATACGATGGTATCGGCCGGCATGTCTATTATTCCGGAAATGATGGAAAAGATAGATTTGGACGGAACCACGAAGTATTTCAAGACCACCAAGACGGACATTGTGAATCGTATGACCGGCAGTCGTATTATGTTCCGGGGCATCAAGACCTCTTCCGGCAACCAGACGGCGAAGCTGAAGTCCATTCAGGGTATCACCACCTTTGTCTGTGATGAAGCTGAGGAATGGACCAGCGAAGAAGAGTTTGACAAGATCATGCTCTCTATCCGTAAGAAAGGAATCCAAAACCGGATTATCATCATTATGAATCCCTGCGACTCCAATCACTTCATCTACAAGAAGTATATCGAGAACACTCATCGACTTGTAGATATTGACGGCGTTCAGGTACAAATTTCCACTCATCCGAATGTTCTGCATATTCATACGACCTACTTCGACAATATAGCAAACTTATCTCCTGAGTTCCTGAGAGAGGTTGAAGAAATGAAAGAGAAGAACCCGGAGAAATATGCTCATGTCGTTATCGGCCGATGGGCAGACGTGGCCGAAGGTGCTGTGTTCAAGAAATGGGGCATCGTGGATGAGTTCCCGATGTGGTGCAAGAAGGTGGCGATTGCTACTGACTGGGGTTTTACAAACGACCCATCAACAGGTATTAGATGTGGAATCATAGACAACAGGCTGTATGTGGATGAATTGTTCTATGAAACCGGAATGCTCACGAACGAGATAGCGAAGAAGCTCAAGCCTTGGAACTTGAAGGTGTACGGAGATAGCGCAGACCCACGTCTGATTCAGGAGATAAGGAATCGTGGCGTGAACATATACCCTGTAGATAAATACCCTGGGTCTGTGGTTGCCGGTATAGATAAAATCAAGGAATATGAGTTGTTTGTAACGAAGCGTTCTTACCACATCATGGAAGAGTTGCGTAATTATGTATGGGACAAGGACAAGGATGGGCACTATATAAACGAGCCGATAGATGCTTGGAATCATTGTATAGACCCTATCAGGTATTACATCTTGGGCCATATTTTAGGACGCATTTTAGTACCGAAAGATGTATCAGGAGTATTTGGACATTAAAATAGAATATATGAGAACATTAGAAGAAATTTTAGCTATATCGGAGATAGAGAGAAAAATCTACTATCTGAAAAAAGGCCGTAAGACAGAGCTTCCCAATGCTCATGCTCTCTATAACGATTGGAATCCTAACAAGCACGAAATAGTGATTGATGAGGAAAAATATCCGAAAATCAAAATCACAACCCAGCCTGAGAAACGGATTACAGACCCGACAACAGGGAAAGAATATGTAGAGCCGGCCGTGAAGAAAGAAGTTGACCCGAACAGGATTGCACTTCCTATCGAGCAGGACATCGTGAACATTCAGACAGCTTTCACCGTGGGAACAGAGCCTGTTCTTGATTGCCAGCCGGATCAATCGGAAGAAAGCCTTCTTTCGGCCTTGAAGCAGGTATTCAAGAAAAATAAGCTGAAGTATCAGAATAAGAAAGTAGTCCGGGCATGGTTGGCCGAACAGGAAGTGGCCGAATACTGGTATGTGGTGAAAGATGATGGTTTTTGGGCCAAACTCAAACGTAAGGTAGCTGGTATCTTCGGGAAGTCGCGTCCTGAGTATCGTCTGAAAAGTGCTATATGGTCTCCGTTCCGCGGAGACAAGCTCTATCCTTTTTTCAATGATCAGGGTGATTTGGTTGCCCTTTCGCGCGAATATAAGAAGAAAGACCTGGACGATGTGGAGATAACTTGTTTCATGACCATCACCAAGGATAAGGTTTACCAGTGGGAGCTGACAGGAAACTGGGCTGACAAAGGATCGTTTACGCATGGATTCAAGAAACTCCCTGTGATTTACATGTACCGTCCAGAAGTGTATTGTGAAAAGATCAAGAGTCTCCGCGTAAGACTGGAGAAACTTCTCTCCAATTATGCGGACTGCATCGACTATCACTTCTTCCCTATCCTCATGCTGTTTGGTGACGTGCAAAATTTTTCCGGTGAATTCAAGAACCGAGTGGTCGAGTTGACTGGCCAAGGAGCAAATGCACAATACCTGACCTGGAGCCAGGTTCCAGACACTGTAAAGTTTGAGGTGGAAACATTGCTCAGTCAGATTTACGGACTGACAAATACACCGCGCATCTCCTTTGATTCCTTGAAAGGATCTGGCAACGCCGTTTCCGGTGTAGCCTTTGATTATGTATTTATGTCCACTCACCTGAATGTGGAAAACCTGAATGAAACTGTTGGTGAGTTCATGCAGCGGCGTGTGAATTTTCTTGTTTCCGCGTTAGGTTCTGTTAATACGACTCTTGAATCGGCCTCCGAGACCATTGACGTAGACGTTCAGATGCAGCCTTATAGATTGGAGAATCTCAGTGAAAAGATTGATACAGCCATCAAAGCTAAAGACGGGGAGATTTGGTCGCAGAACCGTGCCATTACCTTTGTCGGGAATGTGGATGCTGTGGCTGAAGAGATTGAAGCCATCAAGGAGGAACAGACTGAGAAGCAAAAGACTGTCGTCGAGAAGCAGAATAATGCTTAAAATAACATTAGATATGACACAATGGCTTTTCGTATATACAAAAAAGTAATCTTTCTATGTCTTTTTGACAGATGCACTATAATGGTATAGCTTTTGTTGGTTTTTTGATGTAAATTTAAAAAATAAGATATGGAGTTGATCAAGGATTTAGGGGAACTTTTCAAAAAAGCAGACCCCAAAGACGTGAAAGCTATTTGTGGAGGTGTTTTTGTCGTGGCTATTGCTAAGATTGCAATAGAACATGTGGCGCCTCTTATTACAAAGCCTTGACGGTGAATCTGATAAAAGATTTTTTTAGCGTGATTACTCCGGTAGTCACGCTTTCTTTTTGCCTAAAAACGAACATTCTTTAAATTGTTTCGTATCGTTAACCTTAAAATTTCCCCTTCACTTTCTCTATAAGTAAATTTACCGTATGAAATTATTAATCAAACTCATACGGTATGACAATCTTTGAACTAATCTTGGCAGGACTGCAACAGAAATTTTCTGGGGTGGACACTGCTACACTTACCCGTATCGCCACAAAGAAGGCAGAGGGTGTAACGGACGAAACGAAGGTAACCTCCATCGTTGAGGGTATCTCATTTCAGGACGTGATGCAAAACTATGGTGATTTCCGTGCAGGACAGGCGCAGACTTCCGCTGTTTCCAACTACGAGAAGAAGCATGGACTGAAAGACGGAAAACCGATCGAGAATCCGAAACCAGAACCACCGAAACCAACAGATCCTCCCAAGCCACAGGAAACAGACATCGCAAAGATGATTGCCGATGGTATCGCAGCTGGTATCAAACCGTTTGCCGACAAACTGGCAAAAATGGAGGAACAAGAAGCGCAGGCGCAGCGTAATTCTCAGATTTCAGCAGTGGCGAAGAAGTACGGTATTCCCGAATTTATGCTGAAGGACCGCAACATCCCTGAGAACACGGACTTGGACACTTATTTCAAGGACATGAAGCAGGAAATGTCTAACAGCGGATTCCAGTTCGCTAAGGCTCCGGAAACTGCAGAACAGAAGCAGGAGAAGGAAGCGAGCGAGTTCGCCAAAATGATTGAGGCGGACACCAAACAAATTGTCGAACAACAAAACAAGTAGTTTATGGCAGCAGGATTTAAATATAATATTAAGCCCGAACCGTCCGTAGAAGAACGCTATGACGTTTCTACCGGTGTAAGACGTAGAGGCCCTTATAAACTGGACACGACCAACCTGGTTGTTGGATCTTTCCTTCCATCGTTTACGCCGATTGCCGCCGACCTGATAAAGAAGACCGCACAGGTAGCTATCCGCGTGGAAGTTTATGAGAAATTTACCACAGGCTCCAATACCACACTGAAAATTAAGAAAAACTCTTTGGCCTACAAAGGTATGCACCTTGGTAATGGCGCACATGGAGCGACCATTAACGGTATTGACAAATCAGACAAAGCTTTCGATAAGTTGACGCTGGCAGCCGACTTCGGCGAAACATTGGAGGCCGGCACAGTGCTTTATGAAGCAACAGAAGTTAGCGGAACTACACCGAAAGTTATTGCAAACTCGGCCTTGTATGAGAGGAAGCAAGTAGAGGATGGCATTGTACTGGTTGCCCTTCTGATGCGAGCTTTTGAGATTGAGCCAATGAAACTGGCAATGCCTTTCTCTGACATCGACAAGGCCAACATGCCGCATTTCCAGTTCAACGCCCCGGACGCTACTCAGAGTGGACAAACGGCATCAATTGCCAAGGCTTCTTCCAGTCAAGACGGTCTGATGAGTAAAGAGGACAAAGCTAAATTGGATGGTATCGCAGCCCAAGCCAACAAATACACTTTGTCAGCCGCAACTTCTTCCGCTCTCGGAGGTGTAAAGCAGGGCGTTAAGGTGGATGATGCTACCGGGCAGGAAGATGCACACACAAAATTGAATGCCCTTTTGGCTTCTTTGAGAACAGCAGGTGTAATTGCAAGCAAATAAAGAAAGGAGGACTAATATATGATGCTAACTATTCATACTTTGTTTAACGATCCGAATATCGTTAATGCCGTTATCCAACGCGTCCTTCAGACGAGAAAGGACACAATCTACTGGCAGCAGTATCTGGACTTCCGAAGAACTACCACCCGTGTGTTCAAGGATTACATCGGTCTGGTTACTGGTGTAATGGCCGGTTCCATCAATTCACGTTATGGTGAAAAGCCTATCCGTGAGCGCCAGAATATCGGTTCCGGATACGGTGAAATCGCTTATCTGGGTGATGCTTATCAGATTTCAATTGACAGATTGTCCGATCTTCAGGACTTGATTGACAAGTTCAATGCAGCAAAACCTGCAGACCAAGTAGCAGCCATGCAGGAGATCGTGAACTTTATCTATGACGATTACCGTCAGGTACTTTTGGCGGCTCACAAACGTATGGATATTATCGTAGGTTCACTCCTGATGACCGGCGAAGCAACTGTCAAGAACAAGGACGACAATGCCGGAGGTGTTGACCTGCTTAACATTGAATTGCCGTTCAAGTTCATCAAACCTGAGACCGGTGCGAAAACCAATTTCATCACCTATTTGCAACAGCAGATTAACCTCCTGAAGCCAGATTACGGCAATTTCCAGAAGATGATTATGTCACGAGGAACTTTCGTAAAGAATATCATCGGTTCTGCCGAGTTCGGCGACAAATTCAAGATGCAGCTTACCGCTAATGAGATGTATCTTTCAACCGGTTTGATTACATCGCAGTTGGCTTCCCAGGTGTTTACTGGCATTGGACTGCCGGCCATCGAAATCAAGGAGGACTATGTAAAAGACCAAACCGGAAAGAATGTGCAGATTTATGCCGATGACCGTATTACCCTGCTTCCGCAGGATAAGATTGGTTATATGCGCTTCCACACTCCATACGAAGCCGTAGACGGGGTTCCGGGCCGTAACTATACTCAGGCCGATGGTGACATGCTTATCTCCGGCTACAAGGATAAGAACGGACGTTATCTTGAATACACTGCTGAGTGGATTCCGCAGATCACGAACCCGAACCTTATTGTGAACTTCGATTTGTCAACCATGAACGCATGACAGTAAAAGACTACATATCACAAAAGTTTCAGACCTTCGGCATTAATTTGTCGGAGGCTGACCTTTTGGAGATAAGTCTGTCTTCAGGGATAAGCGGAGAGGATGAGATGGGCCCGTCAAACATCGGTCTTGTGTCGGTGGCTATGGCGAAGTTCATCCCCTCTCTATTACTCCGCGCCACTTCCATCAGTGAGAATGGTTTCTCTATGTCCTGGGACATCAAGGGTATAAAGGAATACTATTCTTTCTTGTGCAAGAAGTACGGACTTGAAGATATTCTATCAGATAAACCTAAAGTCAGATTCCTATGATATTCGCTCCACATACATTACAGATTAAAGTCACAACTTCGATGGAAGAAGATGAGTTCGGCCGGCCTATTCCCGGAACCGGTGGTGAAAGCTGGCGGGATGTGTGTCGATGCCGATGTGACGATAACTCCACCAAGGAGTTTACCTCGGAGAACGGCGAGGTATACCGACCGAATTATCACGTAGTCTGTGAGAAGAAAATCTCACTGAAGGCCGGTGATGAAGTCAGATGTATGGACGGTGAGAATATCCGGGGAACTGGCGAGGTTTACATGATCAAGAATACAAACTATTTTGGTTACTCAGAGATATGGCTGTAAAATTTGATTTTTCTGATGTTGATAGCTTTTTAGAGCAAGGCTATGCCGAGGTTAAAGCTGTTGAAGAAAAGGTTGGTAAGGAAGCTGTCAATTATGCGATAGAGCATGGCAGTTACCAGAACCAGACCGGCACACTCCGTAAATCAAACAAGTATGCAGTTCAGGATGATGGACTGGAGTTAAGGAATGAAGCCGAATACGCTTCGTTCGTTGAATCCAAAGGTTATGAAGTCTTGACTGGTGCAGCCCTATTTGCTGAGAAACGATTGAAGGAGGAAATCAAATGATAGTAACTACTGACATAGCGAACATACTTTACCGTGATTGCCAGGCTTTCGGAATATCCATCATACCTCATGGCAAGAAACTTACGGGTGAATTGAAGTCTGAAAGGATTGTTATTCACTCAAAAAGCCAACAGCCGGGCACGTACTGGAAGAAGTCTTTTGTCGAGGTGAACCTTTGTGTTCCTGATCTGAAGGAAGGTGAAGCCAATACTATCCGGTTGAACGAACTAGAGAAACAGGCACAAGGATTGTTTGACGGCATAACCGGACGTTATGACGATACAACCTATCATTATTCCATCGAGTCGATAGGAACAGAGGAAGACACTGCCTTAAAGTGTCATTATGTAAATGTAAGAATTTTATTTGAAGTTTTAAACGTGAAATAATATGGCAGAAGCAAAGAAAATCACAGCCGTGAATATCAAGAAACTTTGGTATGGAGAAACAAGTGCTATCACGGCTGATTTGACCGGACAGGCCTTGCATACTCTCTTGCAGGGTGAAACCTTGAAAGAGGTAAAGAACATTCATCAGGACACGTGGACGCTCGAAGAAGCAGAAGCTAGTCGTACCAACTACAAGAACCAGCTCACAGGCCAGACTTACCGTAGTGATAAGGAGATGGGCGATGTGACTGTCAATTTTACTATCGGTGAGTACGATTACCCGACCAAGAAAGATCTCATGGGTGGTGATGTAATCAACACCGATAAGGGTTGGAAGCGAGCTAGAGGCAAGGTGAACATCGAGAAGTTGATTGTTGCCCAGACCGATGATGATCAGTATTGCGTGATTCCTCGCGCTGACATCGGTGCCCGTGAAGCAACCACAGACAAGGCTATTGGCCTTCCTGTAAGTGCAGTAGAGTTGGAACCGAAAGATCCTGCTATTGCTCCAGAATACTGGTTCGATGCAGAAGAGGTAAAAGAAGCATGAACAGATGTAAAGGTCGTAGCAACGCCTTCTGATGCAACAGTAAAGCTGGACGGGCAAACGGTCAAGACCAAGAGGGTGAAATCTGGGACATCCGTTTCCTATGAGGTATCAAAGGCAGGCTATACCACACAGTCAGGAAGCATACCTACCTCCCTGTCTGATGCTTTCAAGACCGTTGAGAAGAAAATAACTCTCGTTCAAGAAAGTGGCGGTTAGTTTTCAGGATGTTTAATGGGTGGGGCTTCGGCTTCACCCTTTTTCGTTTAGTTATGAATCAAGGAGCAAAAATTATATCAGAATCTATTATTGGCAGTGACTTCCGGACAGTTTTTGTCGGAGGAAAAGCATATACGATCTATCCGCCTACAATCCATAAATTAGCCGGGGCCATATCTCATTTGTCTGGCGTGCATGAGGCCGACAATTTGAAGGAAGTATTATTGTCCCTCGGAGAATCAGATGCTTATAGCAAGGCGCTCTCTTGGCTGATTGCAGGAAACGAAAGTCTGAGTGAAGAACTGGCTAAAGGAACATACGAAGAAAATGTGGACGCTCTGGATGAAGCTCTTTCTCTGATTGACTCAAAGGTTTTTCTGAAAGCTGTCAGCTTGGCGAGGAACGTAAGTCTGCTGGCAGCGAAACCGATACAATAGGTAATGAAACACTTCTAGGACAGATCGCATCGTTCATGGAAAATCTGCATTTGTCATACAAGGAAGTGGTCTATGAGATACCATACAGGAATTTAGTATTAATGCAGCGTGACAAACTCCATACTGTTACTGGAACGAAGGTTACGAAAGTAAGAGGTAAAGATATGGCTTCACGCAGACGAAAAAACAAGAAATAGATATGGCTACACTATATTTTAAAGTCAGTTCAGACTATGATGAGGTTATCCGTCTTAGACAGGAATGTGAGAAACTGGAAGCTCAGTTAAAGAAGATGGATGTAAACAAGGCTCCGGCAACAGCCAGAGCTCTGGAAACTCAACTGGCATCCACTCGCCAACAAATGATGGGGTTGGTTACAGAAGCCGCCAAGGCCGGGGCTGTAATGGAACGTGATTTCAAGAACGGAATCTATAATGCTTCGCAAACGGTAAACAATCTTTCTGCCAATATCACATCACAAAGAGGAGTTGTCAGACAATTGCAGAATGAACTTACTTTGCTGAAAGAGAAATATCGTGAAACAGTAAAATCTGGAGGTGATACTACTGGCATTTCCGAACAGATAAAAGCTCAAACAGCCAAGTTAAGAGAACAGAAAGATGTTTTATTCGGACTTACTCAACAGCAAGCAGAAGCACGTCTTTCTGTAAAAAGGCTGAAAGATGAATACACCGCCTTTAAAGAAGAAGCAGGCGAAACAGTGGAAGCTAACGAAAAAATGTCTATGTCACTAACTAAAGTTCTAGGCATAATCGGTGGTATGACAGCCTTGAAAAGTTTCGTATCCGAACTTATCAATGTCAGGGGGGAGTTTCAGCAACTTGAAATTGCTTTCTCAACCATGCTTAAAAGCAAGGAAAAAGCAAATCAGTTGATGTCTGAATTGGTTGATATAGCCGCGAAAACTCCGTTTGACTTGCAGGGCGTGGCATCATCAGCCAAACAGATGCTTGCCTATGGTTCTTCTGCCGAAAATGTTGGTAATGAGTTGGTGATGTTAGGCAATGTAGCTGCAGGTGTAGGTTCACAACTTAGCGAGATTGCTTATCTTTATGGAACACTGAGAACACAAGGTAGAGCTTATGCAGTAGATATTCGTCAGTTTGCCGGACGAGGTATTCCTATTTACGAAGAATTGGCCAAGGTTCTTGGAGTAACAAAAGACGAAGTGTCTTCTTTGGTATCAGAAGGTAAGGTAGGCTTCAAAGAAGTTGAACAAGCTTTCAAAAATATGACAAGTGAGTCTGGAATCTATTATAATCTGATGGAAGAACAATCCAAATCTCTTACCGGCCAATTGAGTAATCTTGGGGATGCTTGGGACACCATGCTTAACGAAATAGGGAAAAATACTCAAGGCATCGCTTCTGCTGGCATCACAGGATTAAAAGGGTTGATTGAACATTATGAAACCGTTGGAAAAATTATAATCGGTTTAATCGCAACATACGGAACCTACAAAACAGTTCTTTTCGTAACGAAAATTGCCCAAGACACATTAACAGCGCGTATGGAATTGGCTATTATCGTTACCAAAGCGCAAGCTGTAGCACAAGCAGCCTTAAACACCGTGATGCAAGCAAATCCTTATGTCCTTGTAGCAACCATGCTGGCTGGACTTATCACAACACTTTGGGCCTTCCACGATGGTGCCACTGCAGCCAGCACAGCCCAAGACAGGCTCAACAAGTCACAAGCTGAATTTACTGAACGTGAGGAAGAGCGTAAACGAAAAGTAGAAGAACTTATTCGTGTTATTCAAGATAAAAATGAAACAGAACTAGCCCAGATTCAAGCCTATGATGAATTGAAAAGATATTCTCCGGCTCTTGCTGAAGCATACACCCGAGAGCAATTAGCTACTCTTGATCTTGCCAAAGCCAACAAAACACTCAATAAAGAACGAGACAAAAATCAATATGATGAGATAACCCAAAATATTCAGCAAGCAGAGCAAGCCATACAAAGGCTGAGGAAACAGATGGAAAATGCATCAAAAAGTCCAAACTCCGCGTCTGAAGTTTCTTTCATTACGGGACAGCTGAGATCGGCAGAAGCAGACCTTCAGCAATGGAAAAAAGCCCTTGATGAACTCAATAAAGCAAAAGAATCTTTGAAGAAGCCTACAAAATTGGATATTCAGGTTGCCGAAAGAGAATATCAGGATTCCAAAATGAAGTTAGACTACATGTCTGGATTTATGATTGCATTGAAAAAAGAAGTTGAAGGAACAATGAAACTTCACGTTGACGGCTCACCAGCAGAAAAAGATACAACTTCTATAATCAAAGACATCGAAAAAAGAATCAAGGAGATTGATAAAGTTCCTATGTCCGTTGAGCAAATGAAGGTTCGTGATGACTTGTCAGAAATCCGCGATTATATGCTACGATGGAAGAATGAAGCATCTAAAAACGGAACCTTCACAATTCCTATTCAGTTCCAACTGAAGTTAAGTTCTCTGCAAGGAGATACTAATCAAAAGAAAAGTAAGTTCAATTACCTTACCGGGCAATATGAAAGTGAAAAGCCGGAGTTATTTAAAGATGCCTACAAAAATGCAGAAAAGTCCTGGAGCAATGCCAAGAATACTTATAATCAATTAAAAAATTCAGCCAAATCAACGAAAGAGGAAGTAATAAAGGCCAAGGAAGCAATGGAAACCGCCGAGAAAGCTTTCAAAGAATTAGGTGGTGACCCACAAGCTTCCAAGAAACAAAATAAGGTAGAGAGTCAGGCCATCAAGAGAGAAGAAACCATCCGCAAGCAGACCGAAACCCTTAAGACTTTGGAACAAAAACAATCTCTTGACCGTGCAAGAGAAGCTGTTGATTTGGAGAATCAGATTGAACAGGCGCGCATAGATGCTATGGCCGACGGTGGTGATAAGATTCTTGCTCAGCGTGAACTGAACAACAAGAAGGAAATGCAGGCCATTGACCGAGCCAAGGAAGAATATATCCAGAAAGAAATCCAAAGACAAAAAGAAATCTTTGAAGCTACAGAGGATTTGAAAGCAAAGAAGAATCCAAAGTACAAAAAGCGTAGTTTTGATTCTTCCTCTGTAAGCGTTGACACCAGTGCATTTGATATTCTGAAGGAAAATACGGACAAACGTCAGGTCCAGGAAGATCTGAACGCACAACGAGAGGCCATGAATGCTTATCTTGCAGAATATGGCACCTATATGCAAAAACGTCAGGCTATCATTGAGCAATATCAGGACAAAATCAACAAGGCCGCTACCGAAGGAGAAAAGTTAACTCTAGGCAAACAACGGGATAGTATCTTATCGGGCATTGATGAACAGGCAAATAGGACAACTTCTGCTGTATCCCTGTTATTCGGAGATATGAAAGACAAGACCCTGAAGGATCTTGAAGCAATCAACATAGCCGGACAAAAGGCATTAGAGTTCCTGAAATCCGGGCAGTGGGACGAGCAGAAAGGTAAGGAGCTTGGAATCACGAAAGAGAATTTCAATGTCTGGAGTAATGATCCGGAAAAAATCAAAGCCATATCGGATGCGTTGGTAAATAATAGAAAGGCCGCGGACGATCTCCAGCCGGCTTACAAGAAAGTTGCAGCCGGTATAAAAGATGCCTTTGACGCCGGGGATGACAGCAAGAAACTCGAAGAAGCTCTCGCAAGAATCAGAGATGGAATGAATGAAATCATGCAAGTAGGCTCCTTTCTTTCCGGTACCTTATCATCCCTTGGTGATGCTTTTGGCAATGATGCTTTCACCGGTATTGCAGATGGTATCAACACGGCTATGGATGCGATGAACTCAACCATGCAAGGTGCCCAGGCAGGTGCTATGTTTGGACCGATTGGAGCTTCCGCAGGTGCGGCTATCGGACTTGTTTCTTCACTGGCCACTTCTATTGCCAAGATCCACGATAAAAAGAACGAGAAGAATATCGAAAGGTTGCAAGACCAGATAGATGTTCTTGATGATTCCTACAATAAACTGGCCCGTTCCATCGAAAAGGCATACTCTACAGATGCCTCAGACTTAATCGACCAGCAAAATGAATTGTTAGAGCAACAAAAGCTTCTGATTCAACAGCAGATTCTGGAGGAGAAGGATAAGAAAAAAACAGACGATGGACGTATCAAAGAGTGGGAACAGCAACTGAAAGACATTGAAGAGCAAATCCAGGATAATGCGGAAAAAGCCCAAGAAGCTATAGCCGGCATCTCCTTTGATTCATTCAGAAATAACTTTCTGGACTCTCTCGCCGATATGGACGCTAAAGTAGAAGATCTCGCGGACAACTTCGAGGAATACTTGAAGAAAGCCATCTTAAACGGCTTGATGGCAGACAAGTATGACTCACAAATCAAAGAGCTGTATGAGAAGTGGACCGCATACGGAAAGGATGGTCTTACAGAAGCTGAAGCTGAACAGCTACGCAAAGATTATAAAGACATAGCAAATGCCATGATTGCAGACAGAGACAGCCTTGCACAGATCTACGGCTGGGAAAGTGAATCTTCAAAGGAACAACAATCCGCAACTGCAAAAGGATTCGAAACCATGTCCCAAGATACAGCCGAAGAACTAAACGGACGGTTCACAGCCGTATATGAATCCAATCTTCGTATAGAAGCAGCCGAGCAACAACAAACGGTAGCAATCACTGAACTTCGCGGTTCCATCAGTGCGCTGACGGCACAAGCGTCCGGAATGTATAACATTGCAGACGAAACGCGTACCATCTTAGCCAACTCCTATTTGGAACTACAACAGATCAGAGAGAACACCGGTGAGATTATCAAGCCTATCAAACAGATGCAGGCTGATATGGCAGAAGTCAAACGAAATACATCAAGATTATGATAGAGGTAAAGGATATTTTAAATATGGCCGGACAGCTGGGAGCTTGTTCCCGGTCAGAAAAAGCAACTGGCTGGAAAAGCCTGGTATGGTTGTTTTTTTCGCCACAAGGACGCGAATTCTGCAAAGAGAAGCATTTCCCTTCCATAGAACTTTTCCGGCAAATAAAGCCAAATGTAGCACCTTATGGGGTACATATAGAAGAAAACGTACAACTTATCAATGAGGATGCTGCTGTTATTGCCGGCCACGCGGATCTGACCTATCACGGACCGGCAAAGACCTACAAAGTTATCATCATGCACGGTGGCAATGTCCGAATCAAAGTCGGGAATTATGCAGTTGTACGTGTGGAAAATATGGGTGGTACTTACGAATTTATTAATGACGGAACGGGAAAGATATTGGTATGAATGAAGATTTAATCATTAACGGGAAAGATGCCTGGACCACATGGGGCGTCCGGATGGGTGAAGACTTTCTGAATGTCATTGACAGTTTCAATGAAATGAAAGACTACATCGAGAATGAAAGCCGGTTAGAACACGGTAAGCGAGTAATCACAGAGAATACTAAAGTTGCTTCGCGCGAAGTCACGCTTCAGTTTACTATTGAAGGCAGTTCGGAAAGTGACTACCGGACCAAAAAGAAAAGTTTTCAGAAAGAACTGGAAAAAGGTTCCGTAAACATCAAGGTTCCTGCACTTGGAACAGATGTCTACAAGCTGGTTTATCTGGGAAAAAGTATCTCTTATGGTCTAAGCCGGGACAGATGTTTCGGTAAGGTTTCGAGCAAGTTTTGTGAACCAAATCCGATGGATAGAAGCGAATAACAAACATTCTTTATCTTGTTTCAAATGGGAGTCTCAATTATTGGGATTCCCATTTCCTATTTATGAACTTTGAAGGGTAGAAATCATTTATTTACGACAATCCCGGCATTGTCGTGAATGTTCTAAAGGAGAATTAGGTTTACAGTTTTGTAGTAACGACCTTTGAATACATGAAAGAAGTAGAAATCAAAGACATATCCGGCAAGGTCCGTTTTTCCACTCCTATCAATAAAGGAGCAAAAGGCAAGTTTACACTGATGAAGGAGGATTACATTATTCTGCCTTTTTCAGTGGCTAAACCTGTTGCGTTTAAAATGGGTGATTACGTGGATTTATCAGAAGTGTTAGATGAGTCACTGGGTGGTAAGTTATCCAAAATCTATGAAATTGTAGACCTTCAAAAACCTACCTACAACAGTTCCACTGGAGGATATGACTATGAACTGAAACTTGATGCCTATTACTGGAAATGGAAGAACAAAATCTTCAAATACACTCCTGAAAACGCAGGGAGTGAAGCATCATGGACTTTAACAGCCGGACTTGATGTGCAGTTGGGAGTTTTCCTAAGAAACCTCAAGGCTCTGGGATATACCTACAAAGGAAAAGAATACATTTTTGAAATTGACTCCACAGTTGAGAATAAGGCAGTAGCAATGACTTACGACAACATAAACTTGTTGGACGCCCTGTTTTCAATGGCTGGTGAGGATAAATGGAACTGTGATTGCTGGGTTGAAGAAAATGTGATTCACTTCGGACGAAACGAGTTTGGTGACGCAGTAAAGATCGAACGGGATATTGAAGCATCCAGCATCACCCGAAGCGAGAGCCAAGGAACTTATGCAACAAGAATCTATGCTTTTGGAGGTACAAGAAATATTCCGAACAATTATGGAAAGAAATTCATTGACTCGGTTTCATTTATTCAAGGCAATGTGCGGTTCACCGGATTACTGAACAATACCAATTACTATCTGGAGGACGGTGCAGACGTTCAGATCCGTTTCCTTACAGGTTCTGAGGAAAATAAAGTATTCCCAGTACACTGGACTGCCGGAAATTTCTACTTCGAAGACGGAACTATTTGCAAGGCTGTAGTTGGAGATCGTTTTGAATTGTTGAATTTCCCCGATAATGTTCCAGACAAATATCTGTCATTCAGCACAGAGGACCTGGTTGTGAACGGTGTTGTCCAAAAGCGCCTGATGATGCCGGCGGACACACCGTACATAGACGTATATCCGGATATGAGCCAAGAAGAAGCTGTTGAGAGTATTGTTGTCTTTGATGACATCTATCCGAAGCGGATTGGTACTATGTCTGATGTGAATACAGTTCCGCGCGACATTAAAGAAGACGATAAAGTTGTAGGAACTTTTGATGCCTATCAGTATAAGGATGCAGGCTTTGTATTTGATAAGAAGTATCAGATAGAAGGAACAGAACTAAAGATAACCTTCCAATCTGGCAAAATGAACGGCATGGAGTTTGGAGTGATTTTTGATCCAAACGATAAAGATGAGCAGTTATGGGAAATTGTAAGAAACGAAGATTATGGCCGTCCACTTCCTGATGAGTACATACACCCGGAAAACGGAGATCAGTACGTACTCTCCGGATTCAACATTAAACTGGTTTCTGATCAATACATCCCTTCTGCCGAACAGGAACTCAAAGAGCGCGCGCAGAAATATGCAGATAAGACTAAGATTGATGACGGAACATATCCGGTAACGCTTCGAAGTGACTGGGTTAAAGAGAATCTTATTTTGCGCACATTTGGCTTTGGACAAAGAATAAACCTTGTCGATGATACATTCTTCGAAAATGGCCGTATATCTCGTGTCCTCGGTTGGGAAATGAACCTCGATATACCGTGGGATTCTCCGGTTTATACAATCGGAGAGAGTATGCCATATTCTCGCATTGGAGAACTTGAGGAAAAAGTCGATTCATTGATCTATAATGGCCAGACATACAACGGAAACTATGGAGGTGGAGGCAGCTATGTTTATGTGATCAAAACGAATGACTCGACATCACCAACAGACAGTAATGTCTTTTCCGCCCTGCGTTCATTGGCAACTTTTTTGCGTAAAGATAAGGCCGACAGCACCAGTCATCTGCTTACCTTGTTGGCCGGAGCTGTGTTTGGTGCCAACAAGGCCGAGATAACAGCCGAAGGTGTGGCGCAAGTCGTATCATTGCTGGTTGGCAGCAAAGCGGAGATTACCGCCGAAGGAAAAGCCATCCTACAGAATCTACTCGTCAAGGTGCAGGCTGAAATCAACAGGCTGCTGGTAACCGGAGGAGCGGAAGTGCAAAACGGACTGCTGGCCGATCTGATTACCGTGCAGGATGGACTGCTGAAAACCATAATCACGCCGACGGAAATACGTACAGCCACAGCCATCGCAACCAACGTGCAGACCGAAACCATCAACAACGACGGTGACAGTGCCGTGCTACATGGCAATAAGGCTGATTTCAAAGGCCCGGTCGGCAGTAAATCCTATGCCCCCGGAATGACTGGGACAGGCTGGAATGTGGACGCCAAGGGTAATGGCTGGTTCAACGGAATATATCTCCGCGAGTTTTTGGAAACGCCGGAACTGCGCTACAACCGGGTTACAGTCATCACCGACGAGCAATGGAGTGCGCCGGGCGGCGGTATCATCGAATCGGCCGACACGGAGACACTGATCCTGACCCTGAAACTGGAAGAAGGCGAAGCCGCTGCCCTTGAAGTGGATGACATCTGCAAAGGCATCTTCCATTCAGGAACCGGCTTCAGCACCTGTTTTTTCCGCGTTACGGAGGTATTGGGAGAAAGCACCTTCCGCTACACACTGAGGCCGGGATATGAAATGCACCCGCTCACGGCCATGCACTTTGTGGCCTACGGAAACTTTACGAACCCGGACCGCCAGAAATCGGCCTACACCACCCGGGAATACACCCGATATCTGAAAGATGTAAACGACTGGGACATCACCGAACGCAACATCGTGATGATGATGGGTAATCTGGATGGCATGCGCCTGAACGGAATGGACATGAGCGGATACAGTGCCTTCCTGAGAAACATCTACATGACCGGCACCATCCGACAGATCAGCGGCGACGGGGTGACGGAAACCCCTGTACCGGCCTGGAAAGGGGAATGGAAAGCCGGAACATATTACAAGAACGATGAAGTGACACACAACGGGTCCACATGGCTCTGTATTTCGGACGAACCGACCACCCAGGAACCGTCCATCGCGGCCACCGACTGGCTCCAGACGGTGAGCGAAGGCAAGGATGCCGTGGTAGTAAGCATCTACAGCACCAACGGACTGTTTTTCCAAAACGGACAGGGCGAAACCGAACTGTATGCCGTGGTACGCCAGGGCGATGCAGACATCACGTCCTCTTTGCCAGCCGGTCGCTTCAGCTGGCAACGGACCAGCCGGAATACAGAAGCAGATGCCATCTGGAACAAAACGCACCAAGGAGCAGGGCCGCGCATCCGGATCACTCCGGATGATGTGGAAGGACGGTCGAACTTTGACTGTATCGTAACAATCTGACCCAATATTAAAAGCTATTTAAACAGTATTCAGAAACTATTTATACACAATCTAAACAATTAACAAAATGGCAACAATTGCAAGAGGACAAATTACCATCGTCGATTTGAACGATGCGGTAGCGATTAACAGTATGCTGACCACTAACGTCGGCTTAACTCAGCTTTATAACAAAGACACTAAAGTGTACGCTCCGGATTGGAGTACCGGATCATTCCTGGTCATCACTCCGGAAGTGTTTGTGGCAGGAACCACCAGCAGCGTGATCAGTCGTGTAACCAGTCCAAAATGGACGGTAAACGGGAAGCCGGTATCAGAAGTGGGAGGAACCGCAGCTGCATCTGCTCCATACGCTTTGACCATCAAGCAGAACATGACGGCAGCCACCAGTTACAATGTGCAGTTCGAAGGAACTTACACCGATCCGGAAAGCGGACTGACCACCCCGGTAAAGGCTGTGATTACCCTGAACAAGGTAGAAACCGGTACCGCATCCCCAGTTCTGACCGTGCAGCAGCCACAGGGTATGGACTTTATTAACGACACTCCGGAATCCTTGCAGGCTGTGGCTTATTTCTTGCGCGGCGGTCAGGAGGATACGACGAATGTCACTTATAAATGGGAAAAGCAGGAATCCAGTGGTTCATGGACTACAATCACCAACGCCGGTGGTTTCTCAGGAGCTACCACCAAAACTCTAACGCTTACTAAAGATGCGGTTCTAAACTTCTTGAATGTGCGCGTTACCATTACCGACACCGATTCCGGAAGCGCTACACACAACAAAACATTCATTGCATACGCATCTTTCCGCGATGCTTCAGATCCGATTCAGGTACATATTTCCAGCAGTACCGGAGATAAGATCGTAAATGGACAGGGCAACACGGAACTGACCGCCGAACTGTGGCGCGCCGGTGTAGAAATTGACAAGGAGGGCACCGGATATACTTATACTTGGTATAAGCACGACAAGACTGGAACTGCGGATGAAGATTGGAATACAACAGGAAGTAAGACAGGCAAGAAAATTACGGTTCCCGCCGCTGATATCGACCAAAAAGCAACTTTTGTGTGCGATGTTTCAAAAGGAGCAGCTGCGGCCGCTTATTTGGCGTTAGACCGTGGCGAAGTAGATCGTGATAAAATTAAATAACTATGGAAATAATTGCGAGAGGTCAAATAACTATCTGGAACTACAAGGATGGGGACGACGCTTACAGCGTTATCCTCAACCACGACACACATGCGGTTGCTTGCGATCCGTCCGGCAATGCCCTGGGCGGTGAGCTGGGTCCTTCGGGGAAGGCTGTGTTTGCCCTCTCCGCTTACCGTGGGGCAACAAAGCTCACCATGCGCTATTCCAGCGCCGCATCAACGGCCGGTATATGTGCCTGGAAGTTCGGCACGATATCCGGGTGTACCGCCGCCCAGATGTCAGGAAGCAATGAGAAGTTCTATATCAATACCATGAGCGCCGACAGCGCGTATGTGGAGATTGTTTGCTCTGTGGATGGCAAGGCTTCCATTACCAAAAGAGTGACGATCGTCAAACAGAAAAAAGGCGATACCGGAGATCCGGGCAAGCCAGGCGACGACGGAAAGCAAGGCTGTATGCTCCGTCCGCGCGGAACATGGACCGCCCAGACACAATATGTCTACAACGATCAGTATCGGGACGTTGTTATTTATAACAGTTCGGTATATATCGTAAAGGCCACACATACCTCGGCCGTATCTTTTGAATCTTCCAAATGGGAGCCGTTCAATGAGTTCATCAATGTGGCCACCTCGGTTCTGCTGGCCAACAAGGGCTATATCGACGTACTGGGAGCCGCCCGCCTGTTTGTAGGAGACACAAACAAATCTACCGGCTGGGAAATGACCAACGGCTATATTAAGCATACCAAAAGCGGGTTGACACTTACGGCAGATGGTAAGCTCTACGATCCGGATGGTCTGCACCTGTCTGTAGGGGGAAAGACCGTACAGGCTATTGTAGACGGTGCGGTGGATGGTATTCAGGTGAGTGGCAGAAACATTGTGAAAAACTCCGACTTTTCCCAAGGGACTACCGGTTGGAATCTGAATCAAACGACTGCACAAGTCAAAACAGACTCAGTTTACGGTACGTATCTTGAATTCAAACATGCGGGTGTTGGAGATATTGCAGGCAATCGAATTAGCCAAGCCCCTTTTTATACTGGGCTATGGCATGAGGTGGGCAAGACATATTCCTTGTCCTTTTACGCCAAAGCAGCAAAAGCGGTAACCATCAAAGCCGGAGAAGCGTATAATTTAAACAGTTTCTCGGTGACAACGGAATGGAAGCGATATACGGTGACGTATGTGGCCAAGAATGCCGGTAGCCTGACCATTAACATCGCCGAAGCCAATGTGCTACTAAGCCTGACCCAGATTAAATTGGAAGAGGGTACAAAGGCCACCGATTGGTCACCATCACCTGAAGATCTGAAAGCCAAAATTGAGAAGAATTCCTCAGATATAGCACAACTGCCCGATCAGATAACTTTAACTGTAAAGAAAGAAATATCCGGCGGCGGGTTAAACTACATCACCAATACCCAAAGCGCCATTGTAGTGACCGGAGAAAACAAAGCAAACCAAGTGATCCTTAATAACTGGGTCATTAACCGTGCCTTGTCTGGGAAAAAATACGGAGCGGCTTTTAAAGTAAAGTTCGATGGATGTGCATTTACATCTTCGTCCAGAATATGCTTACAGACATCCAATGTTGGCGGGTGGGCGTACAATGGACTTACTGCTTCAACTGTCGTATCAGAGAATAAAGAGTATATAATATATCGCAACACCAATACAGCTCCGACACTTACTGGTGATGGGCCGGCTCAAATACGTATAGATTATGTAGCAGGAGGTAAAATTACAATATCTGAGGTAAGAGCTTATGATGTTACTAATAGCAGTATATCAGAACCAATGCCTTGGTATCCATCAAAATGGGACAATGAAGTATTGTTCACTGCAATCAAGCAAACATCAGACAGCATCAGTTTAACGGTACAAAAAGAAATCGGTAATGTGACTATTGGTGGAGATAATTGCATTAGCAATTCTGATTTTTCCAGTGGAACAGCTGGATGGTCTTTTAGCGGTTTGTCTATATCTGTCGATAGTAGCAATACTCATGTGGACGAAATACCAACGCTGAAAATTACACAATCTACTGCATCAGACTCCAATTTGGATAAAACAAGAGTATTTCAATACACAGCGGTAAAAAACGGTGCTGTATCATTTTCGTGTTGGGCGAAAGCAGATAGAAGTGTTAAACTCACCATTAGGTTGTGTGGTGAATCTAAAAATATCAAGACATACGATATAGGAACGGCTTGGACATATATCATTTTTGAAAACATAGAAGCTACCTCTACAGCATTGATTATGGGAGCTTTATCTACATGTACATGGTGGCTATCAGAACCAATGCTTGTACAGGCTAATAAATCTGTGAGTTGGCAAAAGCGTCTGTCGGAGCAACGTAGCGAAATAAGCAGCATTAAGCAAACATCTAATAGTATATCATTAAAAGTAGATAACTTAAACGATGGTTTACATGCCACAGGAATTGATATTACCAACAGGCAAATCAATGTAACAGCTGATAAATTCTTTATAAAAAACAATAAAGGACAGCCTATCGCTGTGTTTGATGGCAGTGGCGACATACCTAAGTTAAATACAGGTAGCATTCTTATTGATAACGTAGGAACCAAAACAGACGATTTTTCCCAAATCGGCGCGTTTATCGATGCAGCTACTGGTGTTGGGGCGTTTTACAACAAAGGGTTTTGCATATCTGCAAATCCACAGTGGAAATATATTTCAGTATCATCCACTTATCAGAACCCTAATGATAGTGGCCCTGTGGGCAATAGATCTTGTTATGTATCCAATGATCGAATCCATTTTGAGCGACCAGCAGAAGAAGCTACTTCAGGAGTATTTACCGCAAAGTTTGTTCGGTGTGGATCTAATAGAGCTGATACTGTCGGGTCAGAATATAATAATGGAAAATCTATGGCTATAGGATGCAAGGGCATCGAGATTAAAAATGGAGCTAACTATTATAAAGGATTGACAAAATCTATTGTGGTGGGAGGCACCACATATCATTTTATTGATGGCATTTTAGTTGGAGAGAATAATAATTATGGAGATAAACAACAATCTCTATATCCAATAAACGCATAAATTAAATTTTTACTATGAACAAAATGACGATAATCCAATCGTCCAGTACGATTGAAGCACAAAAACAAACAGAAAATGCATTATATGGCATCAGCTATCTTTACAATGAAATGAATGGCGAAAAAAATTTGTTAGGTGTTACAATTTCTGTAGCGGAAAAAATTACCAGCGGAGCTGAGGAAGGATATACAAGCGTGGGAAATATGACTTATGATCATGGTAATATTTCTATGTCTGGATTCCCCTTAACTGATAAGACCGTTGATTTTATAAATGATTTTTTGAATATTATAGATGAAATTAAAGATGCAATTAAATCATAAAAGCAATGAGTATTGAACTGATTGACAAGACTTTTGAATCAGAACAGATTTTGAAAGCAGTTGAAATGAACAGCATTATCACAAAAATGAATGAGGTAATTGCGGGTGTTAATAAAACGAAGCAAGAAATCAATACAGAGAATGTCATAGGTGCCACTCCGGAAAAGGAGCTTCGTCCTAATACATTCTATATTTTTGGAGAATGCACATCACTAACAATTACCCTTGCAGCTGAAATCCCAGGAATTTATAATGAATACATGTTCCAGTTTAGTAGCGGGGATACACCAACTGTTTTGAATGTTCCTGATTCGATTAAATGGATCGGAGGTAAAGAAATCATGCCAAACAAAACTTACCAGGTGTCTATTGTATTGAATAAAGGTGTTATAGGAGGGGTTTAATATGAGTCTGTTTCGTAGAAGGTTATTGTTGAATGCTGGCAATACATTATCAAACTCGCTGATTGCGCGTTATGCTTGCTATGACAAGACCAATGAGGATGAGGATAGAGACGTTTTGAAAGATTTGTCCGGCAATGGACATGATATTCAGCTTTATAATTTTGCGTTTTCTAAAAATAGCGGGTATGGCGCATATCATTTAGATTACACAACTGCCTCTTCATCTCTCGCATCTACAGGAGTTCAAAAGGGTGTGGTTAGAAATGTTACACCCACATCATTTGAATTTAGGCCACGAAAAATTGATAATAGCGGCAATATAGGTGTTGGAGTGTATATAGGCAGTGGAGGTAATGTCAATATAAAACTTGAATGCGCTAATATAGATGATAGTAACCCTGTCTATATTGTACCTTATAACCGTACTGTAGAACAACAAGGAATAAAAATTAAATTACAAAATGGCATAAATGATGTAAGTCTCATATATTCTGACACATCATACTGTTATTTTACGATTGTGTCAGAAAACACTGCATATACAGAATTTGTATCTTTTAAGACTATTCCTGATTATAAAGGAGCTTTAGTTTCTGATGGCGTTGATGATTACGGGCTTTGTGATAATTTCCCGATATTAACCAAAGATAGAGGATATACTGTTCTAGCTATTAGAAAGATATTGCAGGATAAAGGATGTTTCTTATCCAATAGAGATAACTCTATTATTGGTGCATTTGGTATGGAACTATATACTGAAGGAATGTGGACCAGTAGAACTTTTAACGATGGGGCATCTATACAGAATATAACACCTCCTGAATTATTTACCTATCAAACAGCAAATGCTTACAACGGACAAGTATTTACATCAACGGGTGGTTATACAACAGGGGTAGATAAGTTGGTATTGTTTAATCTTGCAAAGATTCTTCCTACTCAATATATATCATCAATTGCTCTTTACTCTATTGAAATCTACGACCGAGATTTAACCGATGAAGAGATAGCGCAAGTAAAAGCAAGAATGATTGCTGAATACGAACAAAAAACCGGAGAAAAATACACAGAAGAAACAACTTAAAACCAACAAATTATGCGATTTGTAATTATAGATATTGCTCAGGCAAAAGCACATGGAATAGAAATTATTCCTACCATGAGACAATCAATTGATAGAACAAAGGTTGTATTGCACGAAGAATATATCCAAAATATCGATGTATTTAACACCTTACAAAGATATGAGTTTGACAGTGCAGAATTTACAGAATTGATGAATAGCGAAGAGTGGTTTTCTGAAGATATGGAACAGTCTAATGAGGATTATGCAAAAGTCAAAGCCATGAAACTATTGACTTCAGAAATCACTGCTAACATCAATACTATGAAATTAAGCAATAAGGAGGCTGTAGAGTGTAAAGAGTTTTACCCAAAATGGGAAACTTTTGTAGGGAAATCGCTTGACAAGGGGGTTAAATTTCAATACAAGGAAGATTTGTATGAAGTAATTCAAACTGTTCCTAATGTACTTGAACATCAGACTCCAGATTTGGTTCCGGCAAACTATGGTTTAGTCAGTGAACACGATGGAACACAAGAAGATCCTATTCCTTACGTGCAAATGATGTTGATTCGTAAAGATAAATATTACACGCAAAACGGAAAACTGTATGTCGGTATCATGGATGCTCCAAATGGGTACGCGGCAGACTTGGATTCACTACCTACCTTAGTGAAAGAAGTAAAATAATTTCATTAATAAATAATCGATTTTATGAAAGACACAATTAAGCAGAATTTTTTAACTCTAGTCGTATCAGGCTATGTGTGCGCATTGATTACGTTTGTGGCTATGCTACAAGAAAGTGATTTGACAAACTGGGGTAAAATTGGTATCACAGGCATCGGTATGATTGTGATGCTTATGGCCACCATATTTAAAAACATTATCTCAGGTAACAAGTTCGACTGGTGCAATGTTGTAGCATCTGTCGTTGGATGTGCTACAGTTACTGGGGCGGTTGCTTTGGGAGTCTGGTTTCACCTGTTGTCTATTTAATATATGGATACAGTAGTAGTGTTTCTTATGTGGCTCATGCCAATTCAGGTAGACACCATAGGCAACAGGTTCGAAATGCTTTTTGATCAAGCCGATAAACAATTTAACAAAGAATACTGTATTTATCGGAAACTCAGACAAGCATCAGCTGAAGCAGCAAAAGAAGCGGCGATAAAAACAAAACATTATTTATTTAAAACACGAGAGTATGAAAAAAATTATTGATTGGATTAAACAGAGCAATCGTTATAAACATTTGATTGGTGGCGTATTGATAGGATTGATAGCGGACGATTGGTATTGCTCGGCGATGTCTGGAATAGGTATCGCATCATCTTTAGAATATAAAGATAAAGCTCACGGAGGTTCATGGGATTGGATAGACTGGGGCCTTACGGTCGGAGGTGTGGCGGTTGGATACGGGATAAAATGGGTAACTGGTTGGTAAGTTTTGCTCACGAAATAAATGCCATGAGCAAAACAAACAAGGGGGCAATCAGCCCCCTTCCCCAAATAACATCCGCAAAAATTCCGGACAACGCTCTGTAACAAAATCCCAGACAGAATCCCAGTCAATCTGAGGAATAACGTACTTAACTAAAATTTTAGGGATACAATTCAGCTTAATTGTAACCGAAAATTTAAATGAAAAATTAAATTTCATAAAAATACCTTTTTAATTATAAATCACCACAAAAGTATTTAACAACCAAAATTCCAGCAAGAATTTATAAACGAAATCATTATAGGGTATAATGATTTGCAGAAAAATATTTACAAACAACTAACGTATGACTGATATTATAACACAATTCGTTCGGGAGCATCTGCTGATGCACGTGGTGCTCATTTCTGTGGCTGCTGCCGCAATCCTAGGTGCAATGGTGATTGATTTTATCTTCGGTATCTATAAGGCTAAACAACGGGGAGAAGCTAGAACTAGTACCGGATATAAAAAGACAGCGGCCAAAGCGCAAAAGTACTTTAGTCCTTTTATGGTACTGGTATTCATCGACCTTATCGGGTGTGTGGTAATACCTTTCCCGGTGTTCTCAATGCTGTGGGGTGCCTATTGCGTTTTTTGCGAGTTTAAGTCCGTTCGGGAAAAAAGCTGGCAAAAGGAAGAGTTACGTAAGGCCGAGCGCACCATGTCGGTGATATTGGAAAACAAAGACGATATAGCCAAGATGGCCGCACAGATATTGTTCGAGGCGAATAACAAAAAGGAGGATAACAAAAATGAGAAAGATTAAGTACATCGCCGTACACTGCACGGCAGGAAGTCAAAAACAGACGATCAACGACCTTAAAGCAGAATTTAAGAGGAAGGGTTGGAAGTACCCCGGCTATCATTATGTAATCAGTCCAGACGGCACCATCACCCAGCTGCTGGACGAGGAACTGGTAAGCAACGGAGTCAAGGGCTATAACTCCAACCTGATCAACGTCGCATACATCGGCGGCATCGACGGCCGAGGAAAGGCGGTAGACAACCGAACCGAGTCCCAAAAAGCATCCCTGCTGAGCCTGCTCCGGCACTTGCATAAAAAATACCCGGATGCTGTCATCCAGGGCCACCGGGATTTCAGCCCGGACACCAACGGTAACGGCATCGTGGATCCTTGGGAACGTATCAAAGAGTGCCCGTGCTTTGACGCAAAAGTCGAATATAAGGATCTGCAGCCATGAGGATGATAAAGTACATCCTTACCATTTTGCTGGCGTTAGCAATATGGTCATGCCGGACAACGGAATATGTGCCGGTCGAGGTGATCAAGTCCGACACCACTTACATTAATAAGGTGCAACGAGACAGCATCTACCAGTTGGACAGCATCTACATCTTAGATAGAGGCGATACCGTCCTGATTACAAAGACCAAGTATCTGTATAAGGACAGGGTTGTCCATGATACGGTCTACAGATCAAGGGTAGACAGCATACAGATACCTTATCCGGTAGAACGCAAACTGACCTGGTGGGAACAGCTTCGGCTGGATATCGGTGGCTGGGCGATGGGTGGCTTTATTGTGATGATAATCTTTTTGATTTTCTACATTTATACGAAATCGGCGGGTGCCGATAAAAAGTAATCCTGATTCTTATATATAAGGTAGGCAGACGGCTGTTTGTCTGCCTTTTTTGTTATCAAAAGTTAGAGCACATATTTTGCACACAAAAAACAGTGCAAATAATTTGCAAATAAAAATGTTTGCAGTATATTTGCATTGTCAAACAAAATAATAAGTCAAACATTTAAATTTTTAGATTATGAAACTGAAAGGTATTAAAGCAGCAGCAGGTGAGTTGAAAGAATCTAAGTATGCAAGAATCTATGTCAATATTCAGACTGGTGAAGTCATCGCAATGACTTACATTGATAGCTCTTCTTTCTCAACTTTCAATGATGAATCTATCTATGAGGTTTGCCGTTACAATTACAGATACAACAATCCTACTATGGCATGGATCAAAGAGCAGGTTGAACAAAAGTTATTTGAGTTAGGCATCCAGTAATTTTCCAGCTGTGCTATCGGCTTGACGGGCATTCTGAATAATCTTTGTACATAAAATCCAGAAATCATGTACATACAAACAATGACTACGGCAGAAATCCTTGGAGAATATGACAAAGACCTGCCACAAATCTTATCTGTTTGTGATGCAAAACAGACTAAGGTAGATAAGATCATCCGCCGTTCTGCTTTGTTCCCGGTGTATTTGCATAGTTCCGTCAGGAGCAAACGAGGCAATGACTGGCTTCTGCTGTTCGAGGCGCGCAGTAAAAAAGAGATTGGAGATAATTGCCGAATTACCCTGATATCCACCTTTGACAGCGCTCATGGGCGATATGCTGTTATGTGGACTACCATTCAAGATCTGCCGGTTCATATTATATTCCAACCTCATTTCTTCGGGCGCTATGCGCAAAGAGCGGGTATGGATCTATCTGGGATGGAGCTGATCCGACAATACTTTACAGTCAACAACTCCTTCGGTTTTACAACGCAGAAGGAACAATATGACAACAAAATATATCTTAATGCTTATGGATCATCCAGCGAAGGCATAGCCTTAGGATACTGGCTCAAGACAGAACGGCCGGCTATCCTGTTCAAAACTTTCATTACATATGATATGTGCAAAGGTCAGCAGATCGAGAGCTTTGCCAAAGCTGATGAGATCCGAAAAGAAATTCATGAACTTTAAAATCAATTTATTATGGCAACAAAAAATGTAACTCTCCGACTTCCGGAAGATATCGTGGACTATCTGTCACGCAATAACAATAGTATTAATCAGGCTGTAATCTCAGAAATTTCTTTCCTTCGTAGGATTCGACAAGTAAGCCTGGGCGAATTAAAAGGCTTTTTTACCGTTGATGAATGGTTGTTTATGGCCGACACTTTCATCGGCGGGCTCAAAGATGAAACTTTTTGTGCGAACAAAGGTGCTTTTATCGCAGCTTGCGAAGATGCCGTAAAATTTGACGGATTGGATAAAAAGCACCAGATTGATTTTCCGGCATTCCTGAAGAAGGTTTATTCTCTGCATGGTGCAAATATTGAAGCCATATACCGTAGAATCTCGGAGTTCTGGAAGAATTGCAATGAAATCAAGATTGCTGACTGGGCAAAGTTTTAATAAAAAAGGCAGAGGAAAATCCTCTGCCTGGTGTCAAACGTCACAATAAGTCTTTATAAGACCGAAAGGACAAGACAAAGATAACAAGAATTCTTCTAAGGCGACCAGCAATGGCCGCCT